ACGCTTACTACCGATACGTCATATGAATTCTACTATGCAGGGGAAAATCAGATCACAGATCCGGCAAAAATAACCACGTCGGCACAGTTTACCGGGCGCGGGTATCAGTGGACGTTCGGCGGCATGAATACGGGCCATACTTATTACGTTTATGTGCGCACTCGTAATGCTTTTGGTGTGTCTGATTTCGTCGAGGCATCAGGTAAGCCAACAGAGGATTTTGACGAAATCACTGATTACGTTACAAAGGATGTAATGGAATCAGAGCAATTCAAGGAGATGATTAGCGACATTAAAGATCTTGGTGATCGCACTGATATTGTAGAAGGAGCTACCGAAGACCTTAAAATAGCTACAGAGGATCTTAAAGCTGACACAGATACACTTAAAAAAGACACCGAAGACCTTTATAAAAAAGTCGAAGAAAACGCCGATGAAATAGGCAAACATGAGGTAAGAATAGACTCATTAGAGGTATCAAACGAAAACGTTAACAACGAACTGGCACAGGCAAAAGCAAGTTTACAAAACGCTTCGCTTGCTCTGATCAATAACTCGCTTGCTCAAACTAACACGCGGGTTACTCTTACCGCTCAATATAAGAAAGGTCGCAACGAAACAAAGGCACAGATTGACCGCATCGACAACGTTATCGCAGAGGAGAAAAAAGCGACAGCGGAATCACTGGAAACCATCACAGCCGAAATAAATACGATAGACTCAAACATCAAAGGAGAAATAGCCCGCGTAGACAAAGCAATAGCAACCGAAACGCAGGCGAGAACGGAAGCTATAAGCAACGTTAACGCCAGTATCAGCAGCCTGGAAAACAAAACTGATGCGAGCGTTTCTCGTCTCGATCAAGCTATCGCTGACGAATCAAGCGCCCGCGCTCAGGCAATATCAGGAATCAGTGCGGAGCTTGGTCTTGTTGAAAATGAGGTTGATAAAAACAGCGACGAAATAGATCAGGCGAAAGCAAGCCTGCAAAATGCCTCACTTGCACTTATTAATAACTCAATAGCGCAAAGCAAAATGAGCACTGTTATTGAGGCAAAATACAGGAAAGGCCAGACAAAAACAAAAGCGGAAATAGCAAGAATCGACACCGCAATAGCAGACGAAACCCAGGCCCGCGCGGAGGCTATAGCATCGCTTGAGGCAAATATTAATGAAAACATTTCAGCAAAAATAACGGATGTCTCAACGGCACTCGCAACTCACGAGGCATCAAGCGCTGAAAAATTTGTCCAGATCTCGGCGTCTTTCGAAGATGTAAATTCAAGCATCACGGAATGGTCGCGGGCTATGGCAACGGCAGACGAGGCTTTATCAACCAAAATTGACCAGTTAAAAGTAACTATTGACGGGAACACAACAGCCATAGAGACGACATCGAAAGCGTTAACGGACTTTAAGGGGAATGTTGACGCATCATACTCTATTAAGATCGCGACAGACAGCAGGGGCGTAAAATACGCTACTGGTATGTCACTTGGCCTTACTGGTAGCGGAACTAACGTGCAATCGCAGTGTATTTTCCTCGTTGATCGCTTCGTGTTAATGACTGCGGCAAACGGTTCATATCAGACCCCGTTCTATGTTACTAACGGCGCTTGCTACATTCGTGAAGCGTGGATCAAAGACGCATCCATCACTACCGCGAAGATCGCGCAGCAAATCCAGTCAACCAACTATACATCTGGTTCGGCTGGCTGGATGCTAAACAAAAACGGTAACGCGGAGTTCAATAACGTCACTGTTCGGGGTACGGTATACGCCACAAACGGTAAATTTACTGGTGAGATTCAGGCCACAAGCGGGACGTTTAAAGGGACTGTACAGGCTAACAAATTTGTCGGTGATATTGTGGCTATTCACACTTTCCCTGATTCCAGCACTGTCTATAACTCAAGCCAGCGTGTAGCGCGTTTCTGTTATCGCTATGTGGACTCAACATCCGAAGGGACTTATAAAAACGTTATGTTCCAGGCAAGGTTATCAGGGGCTACTGGCAACTCACAGATCAATACCTGGATAGCTGGTTCTCAGGTATTGGTTGGTAAGAAATACGGTAACGAAAACTCGAACGGCATGTTCTGTTTCGGTAGGGATGGTGTAACAAATCAGACGGTCGATGTTATTATCGAGATCTACACTCCGTGGTCAACAGGTAACATCACCGGGATTACGTTAAGTTGTCCGACTATGTTTATCGGTCGCAGTAACGGCACATGGTCGAAATGGGAAGAATCACACGACTAATACTAACCCCGCTACGGCGGGGTTTATACATATAGTAAACACATATTCGTCTGCGTAATGACAAAACGTTAAAATAGTATGGTTAATTAACAAGATGGAGTCATTGCGATGATTTACACAACAGGCACGATAGCCGTTAGCGGAAAAACAGTTACCGGAACGGGGACTGAATTCAACGCCGCATTATCTCTGATCAGAGTGGGTTGCACTCTTATTGCCATTAGTAATCCGGTGCAGATTTTCTCAATCACAGAGGTAAAAAGCGCGACAAGTTTGTCAGTAACTCCGGCAGCAAGCCCGGCAATTCCGGCTGGAACTAAATTTAGCATCCTGCTTTCAGATTCGATCTCTGTGGATGGTCTTGCTCAGGATGTTGCAGAAACACTGCGTTACTATCAGGGCAAGGAATCAGAAATAGCTGACGCCGTTGAATTTTTTAGCGACAACAAAGATGTGATTTCAGCCTCAAAATTAGCATCAGAATCAGCTACCACTGCAACCAATGCGGCAACAACAGCGACAACCGCCGCCAATTCAGCAAAGACATACAGAGACGAGGCCCACGAATACGCCAATCAGACGGCGCAGCCTTACGCGTATGTTTTGCAGCCGCTGCCGGACGTATGGATACCGTTTAATGATTCACTTGATATGCTCACTGGCTACGGCCCTGGCACTAAAAAAGTAACCATTGATGGTGAAGAAAAAACAATATCATCAGATAAGGTTGTTTCTTTCTCACGCGCAAGCACTGCGACCTATATCAATAAATCCGGTGTACTCACCACTGCTGATATTGATGAGCCGCGTTTCGAACGCGATGGATTATTAATCGAAGGCACACGCACAAATTACCTTACCAATTCTAATACGCCGACGTCGTGGAATGCTAACACAGGCGTCTTAGAATTAACTGAATCAGGGACGGATAGTTACGGCTTTAATTATGGAACATTTACATGCACAGCAGATGCGGCATCAACAGCGACGTTAATTTCGACAGGCACATCAAGAGTAATAGCTACCGCATCCGGCGAATCAGTTACTATTTCCGGGCGCTTTAAGGGTACTGGCGTCCGCGCACGGGCGCGTATCTCAAAACTTAATGAAGATGGATCAGGTAATACATTCATTGCTGACGCGCTTTTGGATCTTGATACAAAAGTTTTAACGTACGCCGCTAATTATCTATCTGCTTACTTCGTTGATGAAGGAAACGGATGGCTTTTCTTTTCCACCACGTATACAGCAACCGAAGATATTGACGTCTACGCACGCTTTGAATTATCACCAAAAACCGGGGAAACATTAGCAATAGGCGACAGTATCACCATGACCACGCCGCAGTATGAGTCTGGTTCTTGCGCATCATCGTTTATTGTATCAGGTGACAATCCAACCACACGAGCAAGCGACCTGGTAAGCATACCGACTAAGAATAACTTATTTAAGCCACCATTCAGTTTTTTACTTGAATTACATAAGGAATGGACAACAGCGCCAAACGCAGCACCTAGAGTATTTGATATTGCAAACGCAAGCACAGGACAATCTATTATAGCTGCCATTAACAGAGGTAGCAGTAAATTTTACGTTTCCTTGTCTAACAGTTCTGGTGATTACATCAATTCTGCCGCTGATTCCGTATTGCCAAGTAAAGCCATTGTTGGTGCGGTAGCTAAAGGTGATGATACTTTTCACGCGATCATGGATGGTGTGGCCGTTGCAGATGCAACATGTTCTTACGGTGGAGTAACTCAAGGCAAAAACATCAGATTCGGCGGTCAGGTAGCAGACGGAGCGCGCCACTTGTTCGGACATATAAGAAATTTTCGTATCTGGCACAAAGCATTAACTGATTCTCAATTAAGCGAAATTGTTTAAGGTGGTTAGCATGAAAGACGTTAGCTTGCAATTTACTGATAAACAGCAATACAACGACATTGTGATTAACAGCGGCTGGCTGGACGAAAATCAGCAAACCGTGTTTATTGATGATATTGGTTTTGTTCTTGTATTCGATGATCCAGAAAGCGACACGCCTGTACTGATTGAGAAAAAAGGCTATTACGTCAACATGCGCATAACTGGTGACGATGTTGATTTGTCGCCGCTGGAAAAATTCATCATTCCAGATCCCGGCGTCCGCGCATGGGCTTAATGGTGCGATAGTAACAGCATGGTGATGTTGAAGACATCGCCGCGAAACGAGGCTAACGCCTCGTTTCTTTTTGTGTACCAAATAGTGACCAAATATCAAAAATCAAAAGCAAAAATAACGTAATACACTGTTTTATAAATGATTATTCGTTGCGCTAACCATTCCAGACAGGACCAGCGCACTATGTTTAAAGGTGTTTAACTCCGTTCAATCTCTCCACTAAAATTACTTAAAAATCATCCGGTTGTAACCAAAATCAAGCGTCACGTTTCTAATTCCGTACAATACTGTTAATATCCGTACAACAAAAACTGTGTACCAAAACGTGACCAAAAATGGGGGTGCAGCATGCTTACGGATACCAGGTTAAGGACTATTGCCAACAAGCCATATGACGGCCCAGGCGAGATAGCTGATCGTGATGGCCTGTCAGCCAGGATAAGCCCAAAAGGGAAAATTACCTTTCAGTACCGTTACAGATTCAACGGTAAGCCAGTGCGAATGAAGATCGGCGAGTACGGGAAAATGAGTCTGAAAGACGCCCGCTACGCGGTGGCTGAATACAGGGAGTTGCTTACGAAAGGGAAGAATCCGGCACTGTGCGTAAAGCAGGCCATAGCCTTTGAGCAGGGCAAGCGATCTATATCCGACGTAGTGGAAGACTACCTATCCCTGCCGAACGTCATTAAGCTGGTGGCGTATAAAGAAGTAAAAAGCGCATTGATGCGCCACGTGGTCAACAAGTACGGCGACTACATAGCTGACGACGTAACGACAAAACAGTGGATGGATATATTTGGCGAGATCACGAAGGCGGGGCACGCCGTTACGGCGGGTTTGATATTAAAGCGAATGAAAATCATCGTTAACAGCGCAATCAGGCGCGGGATAATGACTAACACAGCGATAAACAATATCCGTGTCGCTGACGTTGGCGAGCATTATGCGGTGGGTGAACGTTATTTATCATGCGAGGAGATAGGTCACTTCTGGCGCACTGTAGACAGTTCGCAGATCTATCCGCAGAACAAAATAGCCTTAAAGCTATTATTGCTAACAGGGTGTAGGGTTGGTGAATTGCAGAAAATGAGAAGGGAACACCTCGACCTGGATAACGGTGTGTGGACCGTTCCGGCGGCGGTGGCGAAGACAAGAAGTGAAATCAGGCGGGGATTATCTGACTTGTCGATAAAAATGCTCAGGGAGGTTTTAACCTCCCATGAGTATGATTATGTATTCCCGCCAGTGATTAACGGCGGCAACAGGCCAGTAAACGTATCAGTGATAAAAGTAGCTGCAATATTCGTGCGTAAAAGGATGGGCGGTAAATCATGGTCCTGTCACGACCTCCGCAGGACGTGCCGGACACACCTTTCAGCTATAGGTGTTCCGGTACATATTGCAGAAAAGATCTTAGGCCATTCATTAAGGGGAATACTGGCGGTGTACGACAAATATGATTATCTTGATGAACAAAAGGAGGCACTAAATAAGTTTGCTGATTATGTGTTATCTTTGGCTGACGTTAAACCAATCCGATCAAAGAACTGCATTACGTCCTGATAGCGGTACATAACGCCACGCCCGGTCCCAAGTACGTCAACCGGGTCGGGGAACGGAGTTCCGTTCCGTTCCCATTTTTTACGCCATAAGTAAAACGTTCCCCTGCTAATTCCCCCAAGCATCCGGCAGATGGCAGGGCGACTAAGAAGGATTGTCCCGGTTTTATCCATTATTTATCCCCCGTGTATTCAACGTGTCCGATACATCCGTCTATAATAGCTTGCGCCATGTTGCGATAATCACGCGAATAATCATTATCACGATTGAAATTTATTTCTCCTGCTGCGTCTTCACCAATAACCTTAGTAGCCAGTGCAAACGCAATTTGCGCCAGTGCTTTTTCTTTCGGATCTATCCAGCGGCGATACCTAAAACGGTTCCATCTTGCTGTTTCTTCACATTTTCCAGTCCTTCTAACAAATATCCCTATTTCATCGCCAGTAAAAATATATTTGGCTACGCAGTATACAGGCGCAAAGTCACCTGGGTAAAATTCGAGCCATACATCTAACGGCGGTCTTTCCCCTGGCTGCCATTCCTCGACTTTTGGTTTATCACAATCATGGCGCTCATCTTCGATTAACTCGTCAATGATTTCACTTTCTTTATTCATGCCATCATCATCAATGTTTTTATATTCTTCAAAAACCCATGAAGCCGCCATTACTGAATAAGTGCCGCCAGTATCAGCGCGAACGCCCAAAAGGAAAGATGATCCATATTGGTATTCGCTGCGGTATGTAGCAACCTCAAAAGAAGGGTAAAAGTCCGGATCTACACGATGTCGAATTATGCCAATTGCTTTAAGTTTATTCATTTTGTTTACCCTCAGTTACGCCACAGTTACATTGTCAACCTTGATATAATATTCAGGGTTGTTTTCTATTTCAGATTTAAACTTAGAAAAACATTCGCGCCACTCATTTGCTGGTCTACTAAAATAATAAACTGTATGGTTTTCTATTTTGTACAGGATACCAGTAACCTTAGCTTTGTAATAACTCACCATTACTACCCCCAGCGCTTTATGAATTCCTCGTTTAATTTAGTATCACCTGACCATTGAACACCATGTTCAGCGCCGAACGAGTAGATCAGTTCGATTAGTTCGCTGAATTCTGATTTACTCATCCTGCTAGTCGATGTTCCCAATACAACGAAGCCTGATTTATCCAGGTTAGGCACGACGCCATATTTCTTAAGCCCGGCAGTAAATACCGCTTTCCAGTCATCCGGCGACAGCTTCTTGCCGTACCAATTAACCTGATCGCTAACGTCTGTTAGCAGCGCCCAAAGCAATGCATTTTGGCTTAGCGAGCGGGTTTTCTCCTGAATGGTAATTATCAGCGGGCTTTTGCTATCAGGCTGGATCTCCCTTATCTGCCTGATAGCGTTTTCTTTTACTGCGTCGTTTACTATTTCAAATCTTATTTGCCTCATGATACACCATTACTATTTTTCCATTGCGCCCGCGCATACATGATCGCCCATAAAGAAATTAGTCTTGAACTAGACATAAAATCGTTTTTAAGTTTTTTCATATCAATGACGACAGGGCGATCAGGATCATCTCCGCGCATGTATTCCGCAATCGTGCTCAGGTCTTCAACAGTTAAATCAAGTTCTTTATCCATAACTCACCTCACACAATGCGCATTGTGTTTCGTAATTCACCGCGCAGCGCCTGTAACGCTTCACGAATTGGAACAAAAACCCGTTTAAATTTTACGTGTCTGTACTTGCGCATAAGTGGAGGTGTATAAACCATCGCGCCGCGAGAATCGCACGGGAAACGGAAATGTGATTCATCAATGAATGTTTCAACTGAATAAAAGATTACCCGTCTCATAATTCTAACCCCGTTTCGCTGTTAAGTTTTTCGATTTCAAATACTGGTTTATCCGGCAGCAGGCCGTTTTTTCTCCGGTATTCGTTAAGGCGGCTGTCAAAATCAAACGCAAGATCATTAGCGTGACCGAAGCGCCCAGGCTTAAACAGTGAGTAAAAATTAAGTCCGTGTTTATTGGTATCAATGCAAAGCGTTTCATCAAGGACCATTAAACGCAGAGTGCGAGAAAGATAATTCCACGGGATACCAGTTTCAGCGCTAATGTCACGCATACGTTTTTTGACGCTGTAGTCACTAAATAACGCCGCCACACGATCACGACGTTGTGCATACAAATGTTTAATCCGATACCCAAGCAAGCGGCGGCGCGGTCCGAAATATGTATAGACGCGCTCTACAATACCGCTATCTATTAAGTGTTTAATTGTCTCAGGCAAGCATCCTGCTTCGTCATATTCCGCTGATAATCCTGTTTTCTGGCGTAACTGCTGCATTGTGTCGATGCCATCCAGTTCAAGGATGTTGATAATTTTTGTTTCAAGTTCAATGCTCATTGTTTTTAGCCTCAATTTAAGCGCGAAAACAGCCACCAGAAAGCGGTAAACTTTCCGGTAAGCCGTTTGCTCAAGTTAATTAAAAAGATGCTTTATTCTGGTTGTTTCGTGGCGAGAATCGGCTTACCGCCGGACGTTGTTGCATTGACTGGATGCAAGCTGACGCCGCGCGGGCCTGGTCACACGGTAATATGTTGCCGTTGTCGTCAAAACGCTGGTAAACAGTCCCGGTTTTTCCGTGACGGTTTTTTGAAACGATAATCTCCATGTATTCGCGTGCAACAGATTGTTCGTTGTAGTAGCCGTCGCGGTATACCATGATGATCCGGTCTGCGTCCTGTTCAAGATTGCCGGAATCGCGCAGATCAGAATTGTTCGGTCGCTTGTTCGGTCGTTCCTCGACGCGGCGGGATAATTGCGCCAGCGCCGCCACTGGTACGCGCAATTCTTTCGCCATCATTTTCAACGACCATGATAATTGCCCTACAGCGAGATCATGACGTTCGGCCTTAGCCAGCTTCATTAACCCGATGTAGTCAATCATTACCATACCCAGGTTAGGGTGATCCTGTTTCATTCGTTCGGCGGTGGCGCGTATTTCCTCGACCGTTAACTGTGATGCGTCAACAATCCATACTTCAAGATCAGCAAGTGCGCTCATACCCTGGGCTACGTGCGCCCATCCTTCATCATCAAGTTTTACCGGGTTACGCAGGCAATCAGTTGATAAGTTCCCAGCGCCAGCTATAGCGCGTTCGGTCATTTGATCAAGCGACATTTCAAGCGTAAAGAGCAAAACACCGACCCGCTGGCCTTCGCCGCCAGGGTAGGGGCGTTCAGCCGCCGAGCGGGCTATTGCTAACGCTAACGCTGATTTGCCAGACCCAGGACGTCCGGCGATAAGCACAAGATCAGTGGCGTTAATGCCGCCTAACATTTCGTCGAGTGGTTCTATCCCTGTTTTTATGTTGTCAGAATTGACACCGCATTCCATGCGCTTACTTAAAACTTCCGTGTACTCCTGTACTGCGTCGCGCAACAGTACCGGAAGGATCTTGTCTTTCGTTACCTTTAATTTTGAATACCGGGAATCAAAATCCTTCATCGTCTCCTTGACAACCTCAAGCGTCCCCGTTTCCAGCTTGTAGCGAACGTCTTCCATTAGCTCCAGCATTTGCCGCCGCTGGTGTTCTTCCTGTAGTAGCTGCGCGTACCCTTTCAGGTTGGCAGCAGAAGGACACGATCGCGCCGTTTGCATTAGCGGTATGAAATTTTCGTTACCGATTTCATCACCAACCAATAACGCGTCGATAAGATTTCTGTTTCTGGCTTGCGCCCTGATGATTTCGAACGCGCGCCTGTACAGAGGAATAGTGAATACATCAGGATCGAGTGTAGCAAGAACATCTTGCGCGTTAGGAGTAAGCCCGCCTAACAGGAGGCCACCTATAACAGCCGCTTCGCGCTCCTGCCGCAATGAGTTCACTTGCTCAGTTATCATTATGGAATTACCTCATGTTTACAAAATGGAATATTCAGGGTAATAAACAAAGCGCCCAATTTCTCCATGAGCCGGGCTGTAAATAATCACCGCCGCCAGCCGCCGTGAACGCCAGCCGCCATTCGTCGAGTAAGCATCTTTGCCAGCTAACGTTCCGTGATACTCGACAACGCCTAACGATGATTCAATCAGCCGCTGGTGATGCCAGTGTCCGCAATGAGCGTAAACCGACGACGATTTACCGAAATCCTCCCGCCAGTCAGAAACACAGGCAGCAAGTAAGGTTTCTGGTTTTTTGATGGTGTGTCCGTGGTGGTAAGCAAGGAATGTTTTTCCGTATTGTGTGTGGTGGACGATAGCAGGGGACACATCAACCGTTACGCGCGGTTCATCTTCGTAAAAAGCCGCCAGCGCCGCACGTAGCCAAATCATCCCCGACTGATCGTGATTGCCGGATAACACCTGGATCTCGACGTCCTTATGGTTTAACAACATTTTCCCCACCGCACGCCGGACCGACCGGATCGCCACATAAACAAGTTTTGCGTAGCGTGAATCGCAATCTAAGACGTGATTACTTGATGGCGTCACTGGTAATAGCCCGTCCGTGTGAAGCACATCACCGCCGAGAAGCAATACAGCTTTTTCAGACGTTGGTGCAGCGCCTACAGCGTAGTCAAAGAAGTCATTTAACACGCGTTCAGCGATCCCGGTGTCGTAGCTTTCTCCGCATTCAGCTTTATGCGCAAGCGCCCCGATATGCAGATCGAATACCGGATAAAGGGCCAGGCTTTTCTGAAAATCAATTTCCGGCACTGGCACGGCTTCCGCGCGCGGCATTTCTTCCGTAAATGCGTCACAAGCTGCCTGCATTAGCCTTTCCATTTCCTCACGGTCACGGGCCGTTTTAATCCAGCGCATGATTACATTGCCATCTTTATCAACGAGCAATGATTCACCATTGACACCAAAACCCGGCGCGCGGCGCGTGGATATTAAACCGCGTTTCGCCAGCCGTGCGCCCAGGCGCTCGACGTTGCGTTTTGCCATGCCGTACTTCTCAGCGATCTGTTTATACGTCAGGCCGCTGTTATGTTCAGCGATTAATTCCTCATCGCTGATCTTTCTTTGTGACATAACGTTATTCCTCATGTTTACAGAATGTATATTTATTTTCCGTAAAACGCGCTACAACGCAAAATCCCACCGCGTAACCCACTTATAAGAGTGCAGTGTCTTTCTTGCGTCAGAGGCGCTATCAGGTGGCTATTTTTTGATTTTTAAGATGACATAAACGTTAGCTTGTTGGCGTCCATGCAATTTACTCCTGCAAATGGCTATTACTCCGGCCTGTTCCAGAGATCGGATCGCTAGCTTAACACTTTGCCGACTCACTCCCAACCTGTCAGCAAGCATGATAAGTGATATTTGATAACCTCCCGTCCGGCAATGCACAGCCAGCAGATCGTAAACTTTACGCTCAGTTTTGGTTAATTTCATGAAAAGCCCTTAAACGCTCTATAACGAAGAAAACGCATTAAGCCAAGCAAGTCTAGCACTTGATATGTTTTATCGCGTTAGTGGCGCGTTTAAGTTGGTTATTTGGGGTTTTTGTGAAGCTTGGTAGTCAAAGAGCGCCAGCGCGGGTGTCGCGTAGCGTTTTTGGTTTTAGTAAGAAATCTAGTGTCGCAGTGAAGCCATTGCCGAAGTAAAAATCTGAGGCCGTATTTTTGAACGCTTCGAAGTAGCTGATAAAGCCTTTGATGCTTTTATCTTTCAGGTAGTCAGAGAACGCATAAATTTTACGTTCCAGATCCCGATCAAGTTCAGCAGGTGGTAACAGGCCATCAAACGTGCTGTTAAATGCTTCCACTACGTCGGCGGCGTTTACGGTAGCTGATAGCTTGCGCCATTGTTCAGCATCAGCCAGATACCCATCGAATTTAGTTACCCGGCAAATGTTAATAGGCTTAGGCACTCCACCACGACTACGCCATTGAGTCAAAGCCCATTCAATTACTAATGTGATCTCATCCTCCGTATATGCCTTACGTGTTTTTGTTTCTGTCAGTAGTTCGATAAATGGTTTTGCGTCACGACATTTGCATCCTGCCTTGTCGTTGTAGAAGGCTAGGCAACGCAATGCTGCCAAATTAGCCGCCTGATCTTCTTCGCTAATAGGCCCGTCTTTTTCCAATACACGGAGTGTATTGTTTTTAATGTTCTCTTTACTGGTTATATATGACTGATTAGGGTGTCTCTCTGACACTACCCCCGGTGTCACAGTGACACTACCCTGGTGTCTCTCTGACACTACCCCCGGTGTCTCTCTGACACTACCCTGTAATGATGGTAAGACGATTACATAGAAGTTACTTGTTTGCTCTTTTCCTCCTATTAGATATCGAGGTTGCTTAATCAATAACCCTTTCTCACAAAGAGCATCAATAGCCCGCATAGCTGTGCTTTTGCCTATTTCGCATTGCTTTGCTATGTGCTGGTAAGAAGGGTAACATTCGCCGTTATCGTTAGCGTTATCAGCCAACTTTAACAGCACAAGTTTGTGCATTGGGTTGCCGACTTCAGTATGAAAGACTTCAACCATTAGCCGCATACTCATAAACATTGGCCTCCTATGGTTAAAATGAACGCGCGGGCGGGTATCCAATTAGCATTAGATAGCGGTGAGTGACCGCTTAACAGATCCCGCCGTTGCGTGATATTTGTCTTTCGCTTCGCAGCGACACCGGATTTTTAAAGAGCATGAGGTATGCGCCTTTTTGTGCTATTCCGTTATCTTTTTTCTTGCGTCTTTGCAACTATGGCCTTACCTTGTCTGCAAGTTTACAGAATGGAGTTTTTAGATCAAGACTTGAAAAATACATTTTGTGACTTGTATCAAACTTTTTGAGGTTATAGGGTAGCGACATGAAAACAAAATGGTATGACTTAGCAAAGCAGCTCATGCGAGCGCAAGGCATGAGCCAGGATTCACTCGCGGATCTCATGGGGATAACTAAAGGCGGCCTGTCACACTGGCTTAACGGTCGCCGCGAGCCAAATCTTGAAGATATTGCGCGGATTATGCGGGCACTTGGTCGTCGGCAGTTCACTGTTACCCATGATGGAATGGTCATTGATGATTCTGTTTCTAACACGTTACCGGGAGCGCCGCAGCGTGATTTAGGCAGTTACCCGGTTGTTGACTGGAAGGACACAGTAAACAATATGGAAGATACAAGGCGATCAACATTACCACACGTTACGACTAGCGTTATTTGTTCAGATGATAGTTACTGGCTGGTTGCTAAAGGTGAATCAATGAACGCGCCGCAGGGGTTGAGCATCCCTGCCGGGACGATGATACTTGTTGACCCACACGCGCCAGCTATCGATGGAAAGCTGGTTATAGCACAGCTTGAGGAAGGGCAAATACCGACGTTTAAACAGTTGATTATTGATGGAGGTCAAAGGCTTTTACGTTCGCTTAACCCGCTGTATCCACCAATCCCCATGAATCCTGAATCGAAAATCATAGGCGTGGTGGTGGACGCGAAGATCGTAAACCTGCCATAAAAAATTAGCCGCCGAATGGCGGCTTTTCTTTGCCCTGAAAACACCAAAACGTAAACATAAAACGTGTTTTATTATTTAAATATCAATGACATATAAAATATTTTAAAAAAGTATACAAAATGGATTGACTCGGTGTATCACGGGGCGTATATTTCGAGGCAAAGGAGGTAGCAAGGCAGGGGAAAGAAGGTTACTTGCTCTTTAACAATCTGGTCAGCCGCTGGAAGTGCGGCAATTAATGAAGATGATTTTTATTAAGTATCATCATGGGATATAAGGAGATCAGATTATGACCGTAACAATTATGTATGGCAAATGTGATAGCAAAATAAATGCCAGGGAACGCAGAAGAATAAAAAGAGAAAACGAAAGAAAATCATCACCTGCAATCAATAAAACTGACAATGTTGATAAAGCTATTCGTTTTGCAAACGTAGAAAGATGCAAACCGAATGGCATTAAAGAGCATCGCAAAGGTGCGGCAAAATGGTATGCGGAAAACGAAAGCGGCAATTACTACCACGCAACACAACCGCGTAGTCTAGGGGAAAAACCCCTGGATAAAGTACGCTACAGATAATACAAAATGTAAACTTTCAAAGGTGACATTATGGTTGTTCAGGCGCTTCAATTCAAACTGGCTGTAGCGGAAATGCTTCACGATGCCGAAATGTGGAGCACCGCGAATAAAGCTTTATATGTAGTGTTAACAGCGAGGGAGATTAAAGGGTGAAAACAGAATTACATAAAAAGCTGTGGACTATTCAGCAGACGCTGAATGCGCCGAAAAGTCAGCGCAATAATTTTGGCGGTTATAATTATCGTTCGGCAGAAGATATTTTAGAGGCTGTTAAACCACTGCTTCAAAATATCACTCTGACGGTAAGTGATGAAATCGTCTTAATTGGCGAACGCTATTACGTGAAAGCTACGGCGACACTAAGTGACGGTGAGGACGCGATAGCGGTAACTGCTTACGCAAGGGAGGAAGATAATAAGAAGGGAATGGATGCAAGCCAGCTAACAGGAGCAACATCAAGTTACGCGCGGAAATATGCTTTGAACGGTTTATTCTGCATAGACGATGCAAAAGACGCGGATACTGATGCTTACAGTAAGCAGACAGGCCAGCAGCCTAGACAGCAGAAAAACCAGCCAAAACAACAACAGCAGAAGCAGAAAGCGCCGCCAAATCCTGATGAAGTGTTAGCGCGTTTCTGTGATGCAGCAGCGAAAGCGCCGGACGCTAACAAGTTGCGTGAAATATTCGGTAAATGCTGGAAATTACTGCCGGAAGGATCGGAACATCGAGTTAAAGCAAAAGATGTTTATGACATCCGGATCGCAGAGCTTAATGGGGAGATGAGCTAATGAGTTTAAATTCAATCACGCTTGGCGGGAATATCGGAAACGACATGGAAGTACGCTATACGCAAAACGGGAAGGCGATTGGTAGTTTTCCGTTAGCTGTAACGAATGGCTACGGCGATAATAAGCGGGTAATGTGGATCACTTGTCTGGTATTCGGTGAGCGTGCTGAAAAATTAGCGCCGCATATCCGCAAGGGTGGAAAGATAGTGGTAAGCGGTCGCCTGGATGTTCGGCAATATGACCGGAACGACGGCACGAAAGGAACGGCGGTAGAAGTGGCGGTTAATGAATTCGAGTTTTGCAGCAGGAATGACCAACAGCAACAACAGCAGAAAGCGCAACCGCAAAACAATAATGGAAACTATCCACCGCCGGATGATTTCGATCCAGACATTCCGTTTAGTCCTGTGGGGTTGCAATATGGACGACACAGAATCTACGCGCTATAAACGATGTTTTAAATGTGGGGCATTATTGCCCCTTTCTTGTTTCTATAAAAATAAACAAATGGCTGATGGTCACGTAAATAAATGCAAGGAATGCACAAAACGAGATGTTAGAGATAATTACAGGAAAAATAGAGAATATTACAAGGAATATGACAGAATAAGAGATCAGTCGGAAGAAAGAAAGGAGATGAAAAGAAAGTATATTCAAACCGAAAAAGGCAAGGAAGCACATAAAAGATGTTGCGATAAATGGCAGGAAAATAACCAGAAGAAAAGACACGCTGAAATAATGGTAGGAAATGCCATCCGTGATGGCAAGCTGGTCAAACAACCTTGCGAAGTATGCGGAAGAAGCGAACGCGTTCACGCTCACCATTGCGATTATGATAAGCCGTTAGACGTTATGTGGCTTTGTCCTATTTGCCATCGAGCGTGGCACAATGAGCATGGTGAAGGAGCCAACGCACATGACGAGGTGGTTAGCGATGGGTGATTATTTAAAACAGCCACCGCCACCGCGAACAAAAGAGCAAGTACTAAAAGAAGCCCGTGATCAAATCGATCGCGGGTTTTTTATTACTGGCAGTTCGGCTGAACGGATGGCGAGAAGATTTAGTGACCTGTACGCAAAGCAAATCTGGTTTGACAACTGGCAAGCGAGTTTTTACCCGCTACAGAAAACTGATGATATGCATTGGCCTGAATATGTCGATCCACGTATGCGCAAATATCGCGGGCGTATGGGCCAGGTTATTAACGATTAATGAGGTATTAAATCATGGTCGAAGATAAAGAAGTCGATAAAGAAATGCCGGACGGTGCTGATGATCTTATTACTTTTAGCGGTGGTTTGTATGAATTCGAAACGTCTGCGGGTTGGCATGATCACTGGCACTTTCCAACGCGCAAGGAATTAAGCGAACGTAAATCATTTGGCGAAGATGCCGAACGTCTGGCTAATAACAAATGGCTTGATAAATTCATTGCGGAGGCTGAAAAATGAATTTTGCAAAAATTGCAGCACTGGCTGCGGCGGTGGCGGTGGCTGCGCTATATCTTAGCCTATCGCTTTATATCACTGTGGCGATCATCAAGCTGATTACAACTATGTGAGGCAATCATGAGAGTCAGTAAGGATATTGTGACGGTCGCATTTTGCGTTATTTGCTTCCTGTTTACTGTTATATTTTGCGGAGCACTTGCTGCGGTAGTGGCCTTTATTGGTAAGGGGGTGATGCTATGACTCCGTGGAATGCAAAGGCTGGTGATCTGGTTGTGCTTCCTGCATATCGTAGCGATCCAGGTCTTGTTGTGCTGAATAAATCATGTATAGAAATTGAACGCCCGATCCTGGTTAAGTACTTGGATGGAACAATTATAGAGCCTATTTTCTTTGACAAGATTGAGCTAAAGGCACGCAATGTTCGCGTTAAGCCGTTCCGGGCTTATGTTGAAAACCACTGGCGGCGGTTATTCGCCGGACTTAATGGGATGTTCGGAGTATGGCTATGAAATTAGTGAAGGTAAAAGACCTGAAAGGCGGCGAAAGATTAATGTCGTGGTTCGGGTATGAATTTATTGCTACTGACTTTTATTTCGGCCCTGGTGGGCAGGTAACAATATTCGATGAAGATTACGACGAGGTAGGACAATGGCATCTTGATCAATATGTCGAGGTGTTAAATGAAAATTAAATTCCATAAGTCATATGATAGCAAGACGAACAAGCTATCTCTATTCATTGAATTCGAGCGCAGGATCGTGGTTGTGCCTTATTCGCGGCGTTTCAATGACGCTGGCGGGCGGCGACAGTTCGCGTTAGATATGCTGTTACGCGGATGTGGTCTTATGCGCCCGCTATCTGATTTAAAACGAATGATGCCGGGATCGTTCGGTCAGATTGATGAAATAGAAATAAGCCCGGAAGAACTGAAACGGGAGCGTGATTTATTCCTTTCAAGCGAAGGAAGCCCGTTCAATTCAGAAACTGAAATGAAATGGCATCATCCACTATAAGGATAAATATCATGAACGACGTCAAAACAGCTTATTCACTCGGCAGCGAAGGCATGTTAATCACTCGCTACACTGAAGACGCCAGCTTTCACGAAGTGTTAACTAAGGACTATCACGAAGTTATTAAAGATATGGATGCAGGCGTGTATGACGGTGATTTAAACCTGGCGCTACAGGTTGTTGACATTGTGATGGATGCATCAATCCGCGATTACGTGTCTTTAAGCGCGGAAGAAAAAATATCGGTAGCACGTTACGTGTTCTGCCTCACTTTTGTGAAACGCATGGAGGAAGAATTCGGGCGAGTACCAGTGCCGGAAGATCTGGACCCGCTTGCACATGGTAGCGCGGTAATGGTCCCGCTGGGCGACGGGGTGATGGGAAGTGCTTCATTGCATACAATCCGCGGACTGATGCGAGATGTGCTTGAGGATGGAGCACTTAAGAAAGCGGTAGAAGACGGTCGCGACGAGGAAGAATTTAAAAAATTCATGCCTGCTATTTATGGCGATATGGTCGGCGATAACATGCGTGCTAATGATTTCGGTGTTCAGTGCGTCATGGCTGTACTTAATGATGCCAGAAAACGTGCACAGCCAATGCCGAAACAGGAAAAACGTGTACTACATTAACAGCGTGATTGCGATCACATAAATATACATTTTGTATTGTGATCGCATATCCGTTTTGTAAACTGAAATCGAAAGGTTTACGACACGGAGGAAACAAGATGGAACGCGAATTGATGCTCTACTGCGTAGAATGTGGCGTAGGTCATGATGCCTACGTCGCCGGGAAAAGCTATCCAGCCGATGAAGTGCTTTCTAATATGCACTTTAGAGAAAACGAATTTCAAATATCAGTATGGAAGCGATGCATTGATGGAATTGAGGTCGTTAGCCTTGAAAGATATTTAGGTAAATTCGACTACGGATTAATGGAGGCTTAACAATGGACGACGCATTGTTATTCATGTGCATTTGCTGGGGATTTATTGCTTTATGCTTATTTGTAAGATGGTTTATTGAATATCATATGAGGTGATGTATGGAACAGGAAACTGATTACAGAATACCTGAAAACCTAAAGTTGGTAGGCATTGGTTTTGATTGTAGTTTTGTATCTGACGCAAACGGGGCGATTTATTTAGTGCGCATCATTGATGGCGTTCAGCATATAAGAAGGCTAGGACTTTACATCAAAGCATTCAGAAGAGGTTATTTAAAAGCTCATGAAGTTTAAACACTATAAAGAATGGAAAATTCCAGAATCAGCAACAAAGGCAGCGCCAGGAAATTTTTCTGGAGTTTATTTTTATATGGATGGCAAATGGTATTTCGGCAGCAGGCCGGATCACTATTATCAGGAAATATGCAAGACGCACGTATGGGATATTAAAGAGCGTGTGAAAGATGGGGTGATCGAGGACGTTTAAAATGATTAAGAGCTTTTTTAACTGGTTGGGAGCGTGGATTTTATCCACGTTTTTTGTTTTCATGGCGTTCATGGCTGTTATCACTGTTATCATGCTTGGCGCTATGTTTATTACGTGGTCGCTGCCTGAATTTAACGAAATAGGCGATATCCTTGCCGCAGGTCGCGCTTTATTAACGGTTAGCGCATTTATCGGGTTTTGCTGGGCTGCCGCGCCAGATTGGGATGATCCTTTTTAATTATGGCTTTATTCAACATGTCAGAGCCGCAATTCAACGCCGTTAAAAATGCCGCCCGCGCGGCGCTTTCTGCCTGCAAAACTGAGGTGGAAAGAAACGGCTATAGCGATAAAGCCACGCGGCTGATACTCGACGAGCATTATCGCAAGGTCGCCCCGCTAATCAGCATTGAGCGTTTCGTGTGGTTGGTGGGGTATATGAATAACAGATGGGGAACTGATCAGGATTATTTCTAAGGGGGCGTAATGAAAAATGATTTCGGCGGTAGCCATACGCCGCAGGAAATTAAAGACCTATGGCAAACGCCTAAGCCTGTCTTTAGAGGAATGGATCGGGAATTCGAATTCGTCGCGGATGTGGCGGCAAACAAGGCAAATGCATTAGTTCCGCGATATATAACCGAAGAAATGGACACACTACATTATCCATGGGGAGCGGTGGCGATGCCTGGTGAATATGTCTGGATGAATCCACCATATTCTAATCCTGGGCCATTCGTTGATAAAGCGGCGCTGGAACATCATCGAAACCATATCGGATGCGTAATGTTATTGCCCGCTGACATTTCTGTTAACTGGTTTATGAACGGCGTGGAGACGGCAAACGAATGCCGTTTAATCACGCGCGGGCGACTGGCGTTTATCAATGCCGCGACTGGTAAACCAGTAAGCGGAAACAATAAAGGGAGCTTATTCTTGATCTGGCATCCACGATGCAGACATGAATGTATTTTCACGCAGATAACACGTAAAGAGCTATATGCAAGAGGTGCAGAAAATGAGTAAAGCGGCTGAATTGCTAAGACTTGCGGCTGAAACTATTGAAGCAAGAGGGGAACAAAACGGATACGATCGAAAAGAAGAAAAATCAGCGCCAAAAATAGCCACTATTTACAACGCTAAGAAGGGGACAAATCTAACCACGCTTGATGTATGGGATCTACTAATTTGTCTCAAGGAGGCGCGATTAGAGGCCATTTTAAGCAATGGTAGCGACCCGCTCGATACTCTTATAGACCTTATTGCTTATAACGCGCTAAAAGCGGAGCAAATATTAACGGAGCGGGAGGAAGAACAAAGAAAGAAACAGGCTGTTTTTGATATGCCGTTAAATTGCGGCTGTAAGAAAGCCTCAATACCTGGCGACCTGATCGCCAGTGGTGAAGTAACGCTAAATGATAGCTTCCTACTTGATAACGGCTGGCGGTTTAATAAAGAGGCTTTATTGTATACACCGAAGGATCATAAAGATGGAAAGGGTGATGATTGACAGGTTATTAGCCTGCGTTTATGTCGCCGTTTTCGTTATCATCAATCTTATTGTTAATCACTGCGGCCCGTGGGTAATTCCGATCACCACGGTAGCCGCCGTGTATGTCAATATGATGATCCGTGACTTCCTGTTATATGACGGCGGCCTGAAATGGTCGGCTACAACATGCGCCGCCGCTGGCGCAATCACGGTGCTGATAAACTACGATGCCGGAATGGTGGCGATTGCGTCATTCGTCGCGGTTGTTTCCGGTGCGCTTATTTCTGGCGGTGTTTACAGGATTTTACCTGGCGATTTCGACTCAAAACGCTGGCCTGCGAATATAGCGTCAGCCATTGGCGATTCGTTAATTTTCCCCACGCTATCGTTTATGGCATTCATGCCGGAAATATCAGCTATGCAATTCATCTCAAAAATGGCAGCGGTAACGGTGATCACTATCATCATGCGCCGCTACTTTACATTCGAGGGTAGGAAATGAGTGGGCTTAGAAATTGGGTGGTGTGGTCGCTGTACGACGGCAGCGGATACGCCGTTAAAGATTGGGCCGACGCTGGTTATAAATGCTATTGCTTCAACTATGATGGCGCTAATCACGGCGATTATGAAGGCGTCAAAATCATTCATCCGAACATTGAGTATGTCAACGTATGGATTGACAGCCATTTCCTGGTGATGTTCTCCCCTGAATTGTCTGTATATCCAGATCCTGACATTATTTTGGCCTTCCCGCCGTGCGACGATCTCGCTGTTTCCGGCGCTCGCTGGTTTGCTGATAAGCGGAAAAAAGATCCTCACTTTCAGGATAAGGCAGCGTATAACGCAAAACTGGTGGAAACGCTGGCTGACATGTACCACGTGCCGTGGATGGTGGAAAATCCGGTGGGCGCACTGTCAACGTTATGGCGTAAACCGGATTTTATCTTTAATCCGTGCGCTTACGGTGGTTATCTGCCTGAAGATGATGAACATCCATCTTTCCCGGATGTTTACCCTCCGCGCGACGCGTATACGAAGAAGACTTGTATCTGGTGTGGTAACGGATTTAAACAGCCTCTTTTTAGACCTGTAGATCTTAACTCTGATGATAACCCTGGCTGGGCGAAAACAGGAGGCAGGACGAAAAGGACTAAGATGATCCGCTCGCTAACGCCGCGTGGATTCGCCAGAGCTGTATTCCTGGCTAACGACCGGGCAATCACGAGGACTACTCTTAACCGCGTTTTACCGGATTGATGTTTACAAAATGGCGTCATTGTGTGATGAGGATCACATAATGGCGCTTTATTGCTTGTTCGCATGTATCCGTTTTGTATACTTCAAACAAACAAAATGCTCTTTAAAAATCCGGTAACGCTGAAATGCGTAAAAATCACCTGAAAAAAGGAGAGAGCATTATGCCTTTTGAGAATTACCAATGGCATGACGACTATGAGAGAGAAAGTGTCATGCGTGCAATGTGCAATGTATGTAGCACTAAGAAAGGAGAATGTAACGAGTGCAACGAATGCGTAGATCGCTTGCTAAGGGCAGGACACGCCGAAAGGCTGAACGAAACAGAGAATCAAAAATAATCGGGGTGGTTTTTATGCAAAACCCTAAGAAACCAATAAGACGCCGTTGCAAATGCTGCGGCGTTTTTTTTGAGCCTAAATATCACAATCAGACGTGGTGCAGTGACGAATGCCTGGAAGAACTGAAGTTTGACCAGCTATGCCGCGACCGTGAGAAGGCTATGAAGGCAATGGAACGGAAGAAACGCCGTGACAGCCAGCGGGAAGAACGCAACCGGAAGCGGAAACAGTTAAATCCGCGCAGCTACTGGCTGAAACAGGCGCAAGCGGTATTTAATGCCTATATCCGCGAACGTGACGCGCGGTTACCGTGTATATCATGCGGCACTTACTACGGTGAGCAATGTTCATGGGATGCGGGCCATTATAGAACGGTCGCCGCCGCCGGACACCTTCGCTTCAATGAAGATAACGTCCACAAACAATGCAGACACTGCAACCAGACGTTAGACGGCAACATCGGAGGTTATCGCCAGGCGCTGATTAGAAAAATCGGCCTAGCCAGGGTGGTAGCACTGGAGAACAACAACGATACGCACAAATGGACGATCGAAGAATGTAAGGAGATCATAAAAGTTTATCAGGCGAAGTTGGACGCCTTAAGGAGAAAGGCAGCATGAATGAATATACTTTTAGCCTGCCTTACCCTCCATCAGCAAATAAATATTACCGCCACGCCAGAGGATTTAACTATATAAGCAAGGAAGGCAAGGAATACAGGGAGCAGGTAAAAGATATTATAGAACTGCTTAATCTGAATATTAACCTTAAGTGTAGGCTATCAATAACGGTGTATATTGCGCCGCCAGATAGTAGACGCCGCGATATTGATAATGTAGGAAAAGCGTTATTTGACGCTATAACTTATTCCTGTTTTTGGGCTGATGATAGCCAGGTTGATGCAATGAAGTTTGTCCGCTGCCGGAAGGTAAAAGGAGGGCGACTATTTATCAAGGTACGCGAACGCGGCGACCTGCTACCGGATATTGACGAATACGCGACCAATATGTGGGGTGAGCAATGAAAAACGAAATTAAAGATCTGCAAATTGATATTCAGCGCGACGAGCGTGATTTAGAAACGGTCAGACAAATCCAGGCTTTCCACATGCGAGAATTACTCGCGCTAAAAGAGTTTGAAAGGAAGTTAGTGCAAGCTATTTCTGATCGCAAACGCCTTGTTGCTCGTTACGGGGGCAAATAATGAATTTAGAGTCAATTCTAAAATTCCACTTTCCTAAATCGCCGCGATTATCAGACGAAAGCCGTGGTACATCCCCTGATGCGCTTAATACTACTGATGCGCTTACCGCAGCTGGTATGGCGCAATCTCGCGTAGAGCTTGGATATAGCGCTTTTTTGGGAAAGATGGAGCTATCGCAAGCCGAAAAACACAGGGCCGTAGTTTTGCTTACAGAGCGTTTAAGAGCTATGGCAAAAGATTACGAATACGTCATGGAACTGGACGAGGAAAAGCGCAATGATTTTATTATTCTTGTTGCCGTTTTCGCGTTTCGGGATTACTGCCAGAGTGCAGCGACCGAAAAAGTTTGCCCTAAGTGCTGCGGTCACGGGCATTTACCAAATCAATATTGCAAATACACATCAACAATTTGCGCACGGTGCGGCGGCAAAGGCTACGTTAAAAACCATTGCCAGCGGTGCAAGGGCCGTGGCGAAGTACCGGATAAAGCAGCCAGCGAGGCAGCGGAAATGCCAGTTTTCAGAACGTGCCAGCATTGCGGCGGGCGCGGGTACTCGCGTTTCCCTGTAGATCTTGTCCGGCAGGCGGTTAATCAGCTTGTTTTTCCGGTAAGCCGATCAACATGGTGGAAGAAATACAGGGTTTTCTATGAGGACGCCATAGCTGAGCTATTCAAAGAAGAAGCCCGCGCGGAAAGCGAAATCAAGCGAGTGACGAGAGGTGAATAATGGATAAGTTGGAAATAAACGATCAGTTCGCTGTTATCTTATTCGAAGATAAAACAGGCGGCGCATGGTGTAAGAAAGTCACTGGTGCTGAAGCGCGTTTAATATTAGGCATGGCAAGCGCATTAAACGAAGGCGAATTACCAGCAGTTCCCATTGAACCAGTTCACATTTACGGACGGAAGAAAGACGATGAAAATAATTAACATTGGGTGGTTGTATTGCGAAAACTGCGACGAAGACGGCATGGTCGTTAAGACTGAAAAAGGCTGCGGCCTCTTTCTGTATCAAGGCGATAAGTTTGTTTGCCCGCGATGCGGTGGTAGTGGTGAAATAGAAATTATTGAAGATAGCGCAACAGCGCCAGATCCAGAGCGCATTGTTCTTGATGAAAAAATAAAAATTCATCCTGATTTATTACAGCAAATCATCGATCACGTATCGGCAGCAGCAATCTACAGCAATAACAATTATCAGCGTGAAATTAACGTCAAACGTGCGCTTGAGCAATATTTTAAGGGTGACGATGATGAAGCCTAAATTAAAAGAACATCTATTTGCAAAGCTGGTTAATGACCTGACATTATCCGCGCGGTTGTGTCGTGATACGCAACAATTAGGGGCGTGGATAGCAAGGGATTTAAGAAAATACATTGAGCCGGGCGGACCAGGCGATGAAATGACGATGGATAAGGCCATCAAGCGCCGGACGGCTGAATGGTCAGTGAGTAATACCGGATTAACCGGATACATCGAAGGCTACAACGACTGCTTACAGGATCATAGCGATGGCAAGTAAAGATCTACATTTAAACCTGAAAGGAGAATACTTTTACGCTATCCGGGCGGGAAAGAAGGTGGAGGAATACCGACTTTATAATGACTACTGGCGTAAACGCCTGGAATGGCGGGAATATGAACGCCTGATCATTAAGCTGGGCTATCCAGCCAGCCACGAAACACACCGGATCATAAACCTGCCTTATTTCGGGTATGAAGTGAAAACTATCACACATCCATTGTTCGGCCATGATCCTGTAAAGGTATTCGCAATTAAGTGTGATGTGAATTGGATGTTAAGGTGGGGTGAGCAATGAAAAGTAACCGTAAACGCCTGGTAAGGGCATATGACAAAGCGTTAAAGGCTTTTGATGATCTGCGACACAATAAGCGACAGCGCCGTAAATGGGCGCGAATGCTTGTTCATGAATGGCATTATCCTGATGCTGCCTTGATAGAAGGCGCACCGCCATTTACACAGGAACAAGCCGACGAAGTAGCTAGCGATAACGTTTATTACATGATGTGGTGACAATATGAAAATAATCATTGATTACCTTTGCCATATATTCAATACAATTTTTGGTTTTTATCAACATCCGTTTCTTAAAGAATGGGATGCGATGCTAAACGAAATCCTCGACAAAGGATTAATAATGGAGGTTGACGAGCTTACAATAAAAATTAATTATGATGGTGAAGAATATCAAATTTGGGTGGGTAATAGATGGTATGCATACGCACATATTTATTCACTAAATGGAAAACTCCTAACTAATAGACAGGAATTCCGACCGCGATTCCGCACAATGCGCCGACTACATAACCTGCATATGAATCTATTTGAAGACCAGGAAGCACGGGAATTATTCAAGATCTATGGAGATAAATCATGGAGCTAAAAATCTGGCAGGCTATCGACGTAGTTGATAATGAATTATCTATGTTTGCCACTGATGGAAAGCGCGTGGTGATCGCTACATGGACGCGCAACCATGATGATATTGTTTTTCGTCGCAAGGCTGCGGAGTGGCTTTTCTCTGATGAAGGCTACACGATGAACATCACACAGCTTGCCAGAATGAAGGATGAAAAGCTGGTAGATAGTTACACGACTGCATAGTGGGGCAAATATGCGTATCTATGAACACAAGCGGGATAAAACCCGCTTTTTTGTTCGTGCTGGCGTGGCGTACCAGTATCACGAATGCGGATATATCGAGGCGCTTGCTTACGACCTTGATTTTGAACAAGAAAAAGAATGGTTTGACTTTAAGATTTACCGGAAGCGCAAGCCGACGCGCGACGAGCGCCACGCTATTCGTGACTTTTTAATCAGCATTGACCGGTGGGAGGCAGAAGAATGAAAGTTAAATTCTTGCACGATCACGGATACCCGTCATTTAAACAGGTTGTTGGTAAGGTCGTTAATGTCGTTCATAGCGATGATGTTACTTGCATGATTAATGGTGCTGATCTCATCGCCGCTGGTGCTGACGACCATTACATCAATCCTGCTTGGTCGTATACGTTCAGCCTTGGTGATTTCGTCGGGGATAAGGGGCGCGGGCTTGAGATTGTAGAGGATTAACAGTATGGACGTTTACGAGGATCTATACCTCCAGACAAATAGCCGCATTTTTTATTTTCTGAAAAACAGCGTCGTATATCGCAGCGACGACGGGGTGATAATGAAAGAGTGGCTATTTAAGAGCAAAGACCTACTCGATGATCTGGTTTTTGCCGGAATATTCCGTAAACGTCCGGCTAACCTGGAAGAAGAAATGCTGATCGACGAGGTATTGAGATGAAAATGAAAGTTAACTATTTCAGGGCAAAAGACAAGGCAACAGGGAAACGGGTAGTTATCCTGGTTAATGAGGCCAATTATATGTTTGTTCTCCAGCCGTGGTGCATAGCTGACTATAACGATGATTATCGCCGTCATGCAGCGCGGCGGGCGGTCGGCATGAAAGGCTGGCAACCGCGCGACATGCTTAATTATTGCGACTGGAATCTTATAGCAAAATACACGGTCGATTATAAAGGGGTTTTCTGATTATGTTTGCAAGATGCGTTTATTCTGATACTTCGTGCTTCACTACTGGCGAACTATATAGCGTTGATCTTCTTAATGGGTGCAAGCGCGGCGCTGGCGGTATTCATTATGTAAAAGATAATGATGGCGATGCGTGGCAATTTTACGGAGATCATGCAAAAGGTGTTGTTAAGGGTAGTTTTGATAATCGTGTAATGGCGCGTTTTGTTAAGTGGTGAGGTGAATTTATGCAGGTTAAATGTTCATATTCAAGCAATGACAGTGTTTTCACGATTGGGCGTATTTATGACGTTCACATTGTTTATGGCAACGAAAATCACACAATGAGTAATTGCCTTGCCTTGATTGATAATCATGACGAAATATGGATATTCAGGCCAACTTATCGTGGCGGAGAAATATCAGGTATTGAATTTGCAGCCAGCTTTGAACGTTATTAAGGGGTAAGCATGAAGCGATTATATTTTGATGTAGTGCAGACGCGCGACCGCGACATATTCGATGAGGGGAAAGTTTATTGCGGTGTTCAACTCCACGGCGCACCGGGCGGCGAGGCGATGGCGATAACTGGTGATGATAATAAGGTTTATTTTGCTTATGTCACACGCTTTCCGCACACTGACAAGGTTTATTATCGCATCGTGCATGACTTCCAGGGCGTAGCTGTATTTTGTGACCGCGAAGGCAGTAAACCGGAATAGGTGATGGTTATGAGTCGGAAACATAGATACCAGTGCACGTACTCACGATGCAGTGCGTTTTTTAAGAATGGCAAGATCTACGATGTTGGCGCGGCATTGGTTGACGCAAAGAATCAGGAATATATTTACGCCATTACTGACGACCAGGGCCAGCTATGGCGATTTTATAAGATGGGGTACGGCACGGCGCTTGTTTATGCGCGTGCTGGTGGTGGCGCTTTTGCTGCATTTTCGTATGTAGGTGCGTGAAAAATGATTTTAACGTGTAATAGATCGGAATTAGGTTGTTTTGAGGAAGGCGTACAGTATGCGGCTGAAAAACCGATGGGGTTGTCTCCTAAATTCCCGTTCATCGTCGTGACTGACACTTACGGTCACTTATGGTACGCAGAGCCGCTGTGCGGTATTGGTCGTTATGTTGTCCGTAGCTCTGACGGTGCGATGAAGGTTAATTTTACGGAAGAAACATAAATGTGATCTACCCCGCAAAGTTTACAAAATGGCATTGTTCCGGCAGTGCCATTTTGTTATAAAGAAGCTGAAGAGAGAACGATGCGGAGGGTAGAAAAATGAAACGCTGGATTAACAAAGAAGTCGAATCTCGCTTAAACGCATTTTGGGAGATGGTGGAGAAAGAAGACCCAGCACACGCTGCAAGCCCTTATCTGAACAACATTGAATATCACTACATTGCAGCAAACAACGCGGAGTTCGAGGAAGAAGGAGGGGCAGACAAGTTTGCACAAAGTAACGCATTCAACAACGCAAACGAAATGATGATGGCAGTTATCGAACAGGCAGAGGAAGACTACGAATGCAAAGCACTTGAATTTGCACGCATGGCATAAGGGGGAACCATGAACGCTAACGCTAAATATCCGGCCTGGGTTTTTGAACTGTATGCTCGCTACTTTGAATTGCTGGAACCAGGTGAAGAAGCATTGAGCATTGACGAATACGCGGAGTGTTTAGGATTTAAAGGAGACGAAGAAGAATAAAACACGGGGCCGGATGGCCCCATCAAACGGAGTATAAATTATGGTTGTGATCAGACTATGGCGCGGAGTTAGTAGGCTTGATGGTATATACAGCCGCGTAATTGAGGATGTTAACAATAGTCGGTTTTATGAGCTTGAATACAGCGAAAAAAGGGAGAATGAATATTTGAACGAATCGACACCTATGTGGTGCAAAGTGGCTGGCCTTTCTTCACTTATGCGTCACGGGTTTTATACAGATTATAACACGCTAACAGATGCCGAACTGGTAGCAACTCTTTACGAAGGAGAATAAATAATGACTAAATTTATCAGCGTTAAAGTTTTCCGTGGAACTATTCCAGAAGGTGAGAAATACGGTGAATTCGGTGGAATGACTGGAGCATGTTTCCGTGTAGCAACGGAAGACGACGATCATGTTAAATGCTTCCACGTATCGGAGCCGCCTTTTAGTCCAGAGCATCTTGAAGACCCTGGTAAAATTAAAATGTTCGTCTTCGCATCACTAACGATTAATCCTTACCCTGATCCTGATGTCGAATTGATCGGGGCTGAAATGGTCGCTGAATACAAAATAACCCCGGCAGACAACGGAGACTCTAAAATTGAGCGCATCAAATAAACCTTACAAAATCCGCTGCAAAGGCAGTTATGACGGATTCACTCAGGGGTGTGAATACCTGGGCCACATTGGACATGGCCCGTTCGGTGAATTAGGGATGAATACGATAGACGACGACGGCGACAACAGGACGCTTGATCTTGATTCTGATGATTTCGAATACATCCCGCCAGTAACTTACCGCGACGTCGATGAATTTCCGGCATAACAAGAAGACGAGGACGATTAAATGGAAGAGTGGTATAAAAATCTATTAATCATGTTTCTTGCTGAAAATTGGGCGCTATTTGAGCGTTTTTGCGATGAACATGGTGAAGACCCTAACGATATTTATCACGATCTTGGGGGCGAAGATGATTGAATTTCTTATCGCTGCAATTATCTTTCTTTATATCGCTGGCGCTATATTAATGTCTTGCTTTGTTAGAAGTAACGATCTCGGCCCGGCTTACCTTGAAGTTACTTTTTGGCCTGTAGCAGTCTTTTACGCTTTTGTAGACGCTACGCGCATACAGATCATGCGAGCTATTAAGGAGCGTAAAAATGGGAAATAGCGACCATAAATATGATGGCGTTTATCAGTCATTGGTGTCACGCGCTTATTATCGACTTGAAGGTGAACACGTAATGATGCGATTACGCCAGTGTGATCCGTGGCATGAAACGATTTTACCTGTGACAGCGAAAGAAGTTATCGCGATGTTTAATCACGGATACTGGCGCAAGGTTGGTGATTTATGAACGAGATCGAAGATGGTATCTATGTGCATAACTTATTTGATATTACTTACTTGCTGAAAGAAGAAAAGGTTTTTGTTATGTCGAGTGGGCATCCTTTCTGGACTTTCGTAAACATGGATCGTGAACAGATGCAAATATTGCTTGATAATGGCCTGATAAAGAAGAAATAGAAACCATAATCGCGCATAAAAAACAAATAGATTAAAATACTTCCTAACAATGCGAAATTGTAATTACCCGGCACCGCGCCGGGTTTTTGCTTTGTTGGAGGTAAATCTATGTTCGACAGAATACGGGAGGCGTGCGCGTATGTGACTGGGGCCGTAACTGCTTTTTTCGGCGCGATAACCATCAATGACATTGCCGTCTTTGTGGGTATCTTATCAACCATTGGCACATTTGCCGTTAATTATTACTTCAAATCACAGGAGAACAAGCGAGCGCAAGAGGAACACGACGCGCGAATGGGGAATAAGTAAAATGATTAGCCAATCGCTGAAAAACAAAATTGTTGCGGCGGCGGCTGGTGGGGCGATCGCTATTGCGGCGGTGATGATAAAAGATCTTGAAGGCGTTGAGTATGAGCCATACAGAGATGTTATCGGTGTTTACACAATATGTTATGGTCACACCGGAAAGGACATTATGTTGGGTAAGACTTACACGCAATCAGAATGCGATGCTTTGTTAAATAAAGATCTCCACAAAACCGCAAAAGCGATCGACCCCTATATTAAAGTCGAAATATCAGATTTTACCCGCGCGGCGCTTTATTCATTCGCCTATAACGTAGGCGCTACAAACTTCAAAACATCAACCTTATTGAAGCTACTTAATGACGGCAAGAAATCAGAAGCGTGCGCACAGCTTAAACGCTGGATATACGCTGGCGGCAAGAAGTGGCAAGGCCTTGTTAACCGCCGTGATGTTGAATATGCCGTTTGCGAATGGGGTGAAACATGGACAAGGTAAAGGCGTTAATTATTGCCGTTGTTCTCTGTGTTGTTACCGCTCTGGTAGCTGCGTTATCTCACACTACCAGTCAGATTTCTGCATTAGAGGCAGAGTTACAGACCACACAGGGCGCACTTAAGACAGCAAGTAACACTATTCAGCAGATGAAGGAGCGAAACGCCGAACTGTCAAAACTTGATAAGAGGTATCACGATGAAATTAAAGCTATCAGGTCTGACATTGCCGATCTGCGCACTGGCATTGACAATGGCACTATCAAGCTGCGCGTCAACGCAATGCCAGTGCGAGTGGACTCCGCCACAGGAACCGCCAGCAGCATTGATGGAGCCACCTGTAGACTCACTGCCAGTGCTCAATCAAATTATCTATCCCTCAGAGAACAATTAAAAGAGAAAGACGCGAAGATCACCGGATTGCAGGACTACATCAAGACGCAGTGCTTACGCAAATAATAACAGCGCGTGGACGTGTCGCCGTTTCCGCCAGCCAGCCATAACCGGGCCAATCCTTCCCGCGAGCGACGGCGGAATAGTCAAAAACACGTAATACCGGAACATCCATCCCATTAACAGGTCCGGCGCTACCTGGGTAGAAGAAAGCGCCATTCGCCAATTTTATAAAATTCTGGAAACGGTACTGATGAAGCGCCGTTTTCAGTGTTTTATAGCTGTTTTCACTCCCTGCGGTGTCGAGTTTTGCGGGGGTTATATTTTTCAGAATAGGAGATTATTCTGATGGCTAAGGCTAAAGGCATTAAGTTGCCTCACTTCAAAATCCCACTATTTGAGCATACAACCGTTTTCTTTTGCCCGACCCGCGAGATGTTTTATGAATTTTGCGAAAAGGCAGGAATTCCAATCGAGCCTGATTTCGAACTGGCAGGCGGCCTGACACTCACTTGCACTGGCGAGAAAGGCGGTAACTTCTACGTGATCGCAGTATTCGACAATGAGTTAGGAACGCTGGTACATGAATGCGCTCACACCACATTCCATGTTTTAAGTGATGTAGGCGTCGTGGCGACCACTGATCCAACTCATCCGGCGAATGAGACTTACGCTTACATGGTAGGCCGCATCTTTGATGCATTTTTCCCTATCCTGGCTGAATCAAACGAAGCACAGGTTGCAGCAATGCAGGCGGCTGAAGTCGTTGAGCAGGCATTAGAACAGGCAGAACAGCCGAAGGAAGAAGAAAAACCCGCTAAGAAAGGCAAACGTAAGCCGAAATCAAAAGAAGCGTATGTACCGCGTGTAATGAGCTTTAAGCGAGGCTGATTATGGATGAATGCATCATCGCCGGATTAATTGGTATTTCTGTATTTCTGGTGAGTTTTATTATTGCCGTGCTGATAACCGTAAAGAGTAAATTATGAACACCTACGATCTCATCTGGTTATTGGTGCTCATCGTAGGTATTGGCGTGAACATTTACAGGCTATGGTGAAAATATGATTGACCCGCTTATTATCCTTTCTGCCTGCGTCGCTGTATGGCTGGCGATCATGATATTCATTGAAAGCTGAAGGTATTCACCATGAATATTTACGATCTCATCTGGTGGTCGTTGGTCGCCGTAATTATCTATTTCTGGTGGAAGAATGTTGTATAGGTGAATTATGTATGGCCCATTCTACGAGTTAATACCGCTTGTTGTTCTGGCGATTGTTATATGGTTTTTCTATGCGATGTTCAGAGTTCGCCCATAGGTGACTGCATGGATATATTCGAACTACTGGCGATTATGTGCGGCATGATGTTAGGCATTGTCGCCATAATTATCATCATCGGCCTTGTTATGGGTAGCATCAAATGAACGCATACGAAATGCTATTGCTGGTGGCTGTAGTTGTAGTCATTGCCGTAGATGTTTATCGGGAGTTTAAAAATGAAATGGCTTGATTTCTTTTTCCTGATTGTTGCGATTGTTCTCACCATGACCGCGCTGACTCAATAGGTGAGCGAATGAACGCTATTGACATTATGTTGATCGTGTGTACCGTTGCGTTAATTATCGTTGGGGTGATTATCAATGTCTGACAGTGATTTCTTAATCATGGCTATATGCACGTTGTTAGTCGTTATAGTTTTCTTCGCGTAAACAAGGTGGACAATGTGAGAGAGTCAGATTTTATCTATATGGTTTTGGCTATCGTCCTCATTACCTGGGCGCTTTCGATTATGTGAAGGGGTAAACAATGAAAGAGCTATTCGACTGGTTGGAAGTATTAACATACTGTGCAAGTTTTGTCGCTTGCGTATATATCATCAATAAATATTGAGAGGTGAATTATGGCCCGCACTAAAAAGGCAAAAGCTGACGATAAAAAGCCAGCCGCAAAAAGGGTGGGCCGTCCGCATGGTTATACAGAAGAAAAAGCGTTAGAGATATGCGAACTGGTGGCGGACGGTCAGAGCATTAACAAAATATCAAAAATGCCAGGTATGCCTACCCGTTCAACAATCCTGAAATGGTTTAGGGATGTACCGGAATTCTCGATCATGTACGCACGCGCGAAGGAGATCGGTTTCGAGGTGTTGGCTGACGAAATTATCGACCTGGCTGACTCCGAGAATAACGCTAATAAAGATCAGTGCCGCCGCCATCAACTGATGATTGATACCCGCAAATGGTTACTGGCAAAACTCCAACCGCGCAAATACGGCGAACGCGTCACACAGGAGATTGTTGGTGATGCAAATAATCCGGTACAGGTTGAACAACATACGCAAATGTCGATCGAGGACTACAGAAACGCCCGCCGTGAAATGCTCGAAGAAGATGATTGTTAAGGCGGTAAATCATGAAATCAACCAGTAAGCAAAGAACAGAAGCCAGACGAATAGAATGTATAGAAAGCGGTGAGTATTTTTGCCGCTACTTCTATAAACAGCGCACTGGCGCAAAGATGATAATTAGCGCACATCATAGAGTTATCCTTGAAACACTACAAAAAGTCATTAATGGCGAAATAACCCGTTTAGTCATTAACATTCCTCCAGGGTATTCCAAAACAGAGATCGCGACAATTAATTTCATGTGTCGCGGCCTCGCCATCAATAACCGCTCCCGCTTCCTTCATTTATCCTACTCAAATAACCTTGCATTACTTAATTCATCAACAGCCAGAACAACTATCAAATCCAGATCCTTCCAGGATATGTGGAGGATGGATATAAGGGCCGATGCTGACAGTAAATCTATGTGGTGGAATCAGTACGGCGGCGGCGTGTATGCGACGTCAACGCTTGCGCAGGTCACGGGATTTCGAGCGGGCCATATGGAGGACGGATTTAACGGCGCGATGATTATCGACGACCCGTTAAAACCCGCTGACGCTTACTCTGATGTAGTTAGAACGCAGGTTAACACCAACTACAACGATACTCTGGCTTCACGTCTGGCAGTGCAAACAACGCCAGTGATCGTTATCATGCAGCGTATCCACTACGATGATTTGTCCGGATACCTGTTACGCGGTGGGAGCGGTGAGAAATGGTATCACCTCAACCTGCCAGTGAAGATCGACAATAGCATTGACTATTGGGATCTGTACCCGGAAAATGAATTCGCTATTCCTATTGCTCACAACCTTCCTGACGGATGGCTATGGCCTAAAAAGCACAATGACAGCCACGAAGCCGGACTAAAGGCACACCGCAGGTCATTCGAAGCCCAATATATGCAGCGCCCGCGTAAATTCGACGAAGAAGGCGCATTGTGGACGGAAGCGATGATTACCGCTGCGCACCGGATGCAGATAACGCAGGACAAGATCCGCACGGTGATAGCCATCGACCCGGCGACAACATCATCTGATGAGTCGGACGAAACCGGGATCGTGGCATGTTCAGCCTATGGTGGTGGCAAGTACGCACAGTATTCAGTGGACGGTGACTACTCAGGCCGCATGTCTCCTAACGATTGGGCGCAAGCATCAATGAACGCTTATAACATCCATGAGGCTGATGCGATAGTTATCGAAACCAACCAGGGCGGCGAAATGGCAGAGGCCACGTTGCGTAATGCCGGATTTAAAGGCCGCATTGTTAAGGTGCACGCAAGCAAAGGTAAATTCGCCCGCGCCGAGCCAATATCGGCACTGTATGCACAAGGAAGGGTGGCCCACACAGGCAGCCTGTACACGCTGGAAAATCAAATGATGGAATACGTGCCAGCCACCGCCAAAAAATCACCTGACCGACTCGACGCAATGGTATGGGGTATCACTGAACTAAGCCAGCCTCAGGCAATGGGCCTGATGTTACCGAAGCGCCTGCGCGGATTTTAAAATCTGCCTCACAATCCCCCACAAATTTTTCTATTTTTCGCGTAGCAACGCGTAAACATGTATTCAGGAGTAAACATTATGCCATCCAATTTAGAATTGGCGGTTAATGCTGCCTTGTCTCAACGCCAGGCGGCCTTTGCACGCTATGCAGCCGCTAACCCATTCTCGATGGGTATTGATGCAAAGCGTGACGCTGCGTGGAGTGAATACGGATTCAAAGAAGAAATTACCTATGGCGATCTATACAAACTGTATCGTCGCGGTGGTATCGCTCACGGTGCTATCGAGAAAATCATCACAACGTGCTGGCGCACCAGGCCAATGCTGATAGAAGGTACGGAAGACGAGAAAGCAGAAACCGAAACGCCGTGGGAAAGGGAAATCAAAAAGCAATTTGATAATCGTTTCTGGCGCGTCATAGCTGAATGCGATCGTCGCCGCCTCATTGGTCGTTATGCTGGCCTGTTAATTCATGTCAGAGATAACCAGCCGTGGGATCGTCCAGTTACTAAAGGTGTAGGCATTGCCAAGTTTACCCCTGTATGGGCTGGCGCTCTCACACCGAAGGATTTCGAAGAAAACCCGGAAAGCGAAAACTATGGTCTGCCTACATGGTGGGAATACAAGGAGCGCATTAACAATAAGACCATAACAAGAAAGATACATCCTGACCGGATATTCATCTTCGGTGACTATTCTGATGATGCCATCGCTTTCCTTGAGCCGTCCTATAACGCATTCGTTTCGCTGGAGAAAGTGGAAGGCGGTAGCGGTGAGTCATTCCTGAAAAACGCCGCACGTCAACTGGCTATCTCATTCGATAAAGAGATTGATTTCCGTTCCCTGGCTGCAACATACGATTGCGACGTTACAGAGCTACGCGAGAAATTCAACGAGGCAGCAGCAGAAATGAACAGGGGTAATGATGTGATGATGGCGTTACAGGGAGCTAACGTTAGCCCGCTGGTAACTGCCGTGGCAGATCCGTCCGCTACCTATGACGTCAACCTGCAAACTGCCGCCGCTGGTATCGACATCCCGACGCGCATCCTTGTAGGAAATCAGCAGGGTGAACGCGCGTCAACAGAAGACCTCCGCTACTTCAATAACCGCTGTATGACACGCCGCGAGGAAATCGGTGGCGAGCTTGAAGAACTATTCCGCAAGATGGCAGATCTGCGCCTTATCAGTACGCCAGTCGATGTATCGGTGCTGTGGGATGATCTGAACGCCATGACGAAATCCGAGCTACTCGACGCGGCACACAAAATGGCGCAAATCAATCAAGCGTGTCTCGCTACTGGTGAGCAGGTGTTCAGTGGTGACGAGATCCGCGAAGCTGCCGGATATGAGGGGCCAACGCAGGAAGTAGAACTGGAAGACGAGGAAAACGATAATGAAGGTGAAGAAAATAATCAGGCGAATACCTCCCGCCGCGATAATGCCATCTAACACCGAAGATCCGACCATGACAGGGAAGTTACGGTCTGGAGCTGTTAAGCGTTTCAAATCCTGCCTGAAGAAAGTAGCCGATCCATACATCGCCATACTGGACAGAATCCAATATAGCCTGGCTGTTAATAAGAAATACACCTTTCAGATTTACATGGATGAACTGCATGACATGCTGGAGGACGCCAGCGACATGATTGATGAGATATTCGAACTAACCGACCCGGAAAGTTTTTGGTTTTGGCAGGAATACGTGAAGGTGGCTTATCAGCGCGGCACGGCACAGGAATATGCCAACCTTGCTAACCAGTCGGTCACATACTCAAGCGCATATCCAGATGTATCTGCCGTGTTATCCAGCACAACTTACCGCACACGCCTTGCTCTGGTCCGTACCCGTGTCTTTGAGGAAATGCGCGGTCTTACCGCACAGATCAAAAAGGATATGGCCCGGCGATTAACAGAAGGTATGGCCCGTGGCTTAAATCCGCTGGAAATAGCGCGCACATTGCAGCAGGAAACGCAATTACCACTGTACAGGTGCAAACGTATTGCCAGAACTGAAATATGCACAGCGTTACGCACAGCGCGTATGGATGAGGCAGAAGCGGCGACAGAAGAATTTAATCTGCGCACTATGCAAATGCACATTTCTGCATTATCACCGACAACCAGGCTATCACACGCGCAGCGGCACGGGAAAACATACACCATAGATGAGCAGCGCGAATGGTGGAGCAGATCCCCTAATTCAATTAACTGCAAATGCACCACGATTACCGTATTGGTTGATGAAGACGGTAATATATTAAACAAGCGAATACTGGAGCGGGCGCAAGAAAACTATAAGGTTGCGCACTCTAAATATGGCGAAGATTGGGAGTAAAAACCGTGAGTAAAGAATTAATTCAGGTTAATACCAAATTAACCGCTAATACCATACGCCGGGAAACGTATAACGGGCGGGAACATATTGTTGTTCCGTCATATACGTTGCCATTCAATATCGTTATGAATAAAGAGTATTACCCTGAAGCTGAAATTATTGCTAATTATCAGTCTCTGGAGGGTACACTTGCCCCGCTGGGCCATCCTACCGTTGACGGTAAATTTGTCTCCGCATTTAGCCCGGAAGGATTAAACATCGGTTTTTGTGGAGCGTGGAACAGAAATGTTGAGTTACGCGGCAACCGTGTTTATGTGGAAAAATGGGTTGATGTGGAAACCGCCAGCCATTCAGAGCAGGGCCGCGAATTATTAAGCCGACTGGAGGCACTGGAGAAAGGCGAGAGCAAAGATCCGATCTGGTCGTCCGTCGCTGTATATCGTCAACGTATGCCAGCCACCGAAGAAATGAAAGCGCAGGGCGCTGACAGCGTTGTTAAAATTATGTCGATCGACCATGACGCTATTTTACTGCATGAGCCGCCAGCCGCATCACCGGAACAGGGTGTTGGCCTGATGGTTAACACTGACCAGGCTAAACCATTAATGGCGGTGGCAATGAAAGAAAACAGCTACCGCACGCTTGAGAAACAATTAACCGACGCGGCGAGGGAATTATTCCCTGACGCTGATTATGTATATGTGGTGGACTTTACTGATAAAGAGGTGACAATCGCCACTAATACTGAAAGTGCTCAAGTTTGCACATATGAAAAACAGGCTGATAAAATTATTCTCAATAATGGCGAGCTTGCAACCAACGAGGAAAGTAAATCCTGGTTTAGTCAGTTCGCTGAACACCTTTCTAATCTTTTCTCCCTGAATGAAAAAATTAAGGCCAATAAATCGGAGGACGATCCCATGCCTTTGACCAAAGAAGAACGCGCCGAACTGGTAAAAGAAATTAACGAAGGCTTATCCGCCAATATCGCTAATGCAGTAGCAGAAGCATTAAAACCAGTACAGGCAAGCGTGGAAGAATTACAGACCAACCAGAAAGCAATTAAAGAAGAAATTGCAGCAAACGCAAATAAAGAAGAAACAGAAAAACGCGCCGCAGTAGCAAAAGTACACGGCGAAATTGTTGCTAACGCATTAAGCGGTGAAGCGCTCGATGCAATGTTTAAATCCCTGGGCAAAGCAGCGCCGATGGCTACCAACGCAGCAAGCGAAGGTAAAAAAGGCGAAGTCCCGGACTTTAACACCTATTTCTGATTAAAAGGGGATCACAATGTTTCGTTTTCGTCGTGTAAATATTGATGGTAAATCCATTACCGAAACCCGCCTCGCTGGTGCTGAATTAAATCCAGGTGAACTGGTAAAACTGGAAGACGGTAAATTCGTCAAAGCTGAAACCGCAGAAGGCCGCCTGTATATCGTTAACCCTGCATTCCATGAAGGCAAAACCATTGCTGATGCGATCGCAGCAGGTGAAACAGTCGTAGCTGACTACGTGGAAGAAGGGCGCGAATTCGCAATGCGAGTGGAAGCGTCAACCTACAAAAAAGACCAGGCCATCAAACTTGGTGAAGTAACAGTTGCATACTGCCAGGAAGATGTAACCCTGGAAGATGTAGACTTTATCCGCGTTCGCGTCGCTTAATTTAAAAGGGGAACAGTATGTACTTTACAAAACAAAATTTAGCCACTAACAGCCGGATGCAAGCACATTGGGCTGAACTGTGGGCGCAACGCAACATCTTCAACAATCAGCATGACGCCATGATTGCGGCTAACAAGGCAAACATGACCGCTGAAATGTTGGCCTGTAACGCAGTTGGCGGCTTCGCAAAAGAATTCTGGAAAGAAATTGATAACCAGATCATCGAACTGAACACCGAAGAAATCGGTATCGAAATCGTAAACGACCTGATGGGTGTACAAACCGTATTACCAATCGGTAAAACACTGAAAATGTACAACGTATCCGGCGATATCAACGATGAAGTCGTAATGTCTATGGATGGTCAAGCGCCACACGGCTTTGATCACACCGAATACGGTAGCGATGGCGACCCGATCCCGATGTTCGCCGCTGGTTATGGTGTTAACTGGCGTTTAGCTCAGGGCCTGAATACTGTAGGTATTGACCTTGCTCTGGATAGCCAGCGCCTGAAACTGAAAAAATTCAATAAGGCCCGTGTTAAATTCTACCTCAGCGGTAACGAAAATATCGTGGTAGACGGTCATAAAGCTATGGGTATTAAAAACCATAAAAACACTCAGCAGCTTACCCTGACCACTGACCTGACCACAGCAGATTTCGAGGCGATTATCGACTTCTTCACCATTGGTGAATTCGGCGTATTGGCCCGCAATAACTTCGTTGCAAAATACGATGTTATGTGGGTATCTCCTGAAATCATGGCTAACCTGGCACGTCCGCACATCGTTAACGGTGCTGTGGTTGGTAGCGTACTGCAAACGGTTATGCCGTTCGCCCCGGTCGGCGAAATCCGTCAGACCTTCGCACTGAAGGGCAATGAAATTATTGCTTATCAGCGCCGTCGTGATGTGATTTCTCCGCTGATTGGTATGACTACTGGTGTAGTACCTCTGCCGCGCTTCATGCCGACTGACAACTACAACTTCCGTATCATGTCAGCAGAAGGTTTACAGATCACCTGCGACATGTTAGGCCGTTCCGGTGTCGTTTACGGTCACGCATAATCTGACGTTTTCCTGTAACTCCCCGGCGCGATGCCGGGGATTTTTTTTGTATGTGGAGAAAGCAAATGGTCACTACAGAACAGGCGCGGGAATATCTTGAAAGCCAGGGTATTGACCTGCCAGACATTATCTTATCTTTGCTGGTGGAGCAGGCAAACAGCGTTAATGAATGCCTTGATGCCAATTATCCGGCCTCCACTGCAACATTAATTCAGCTTTATCTCATTGGCCTGTTAGGGCTAACTCAGGCTGATAAATACATTTCCTCACAGACAGGTCCGAACGGTGCTAGCCAGTCCTACCGCTACGTCGATTTCAATAAAAGATGGAAGGCAGCTTGCTCGTTGCTTCGCTCGATTGACAAGCATAATTGCACAGCCGAACTGATTCCGGCAGATCCTGAAGCCACCGCGCACGCCGGACTATGGATCGGCAAAAGCGGGAGGATGTAACCATGTGGAACGACATTACATTACCAAAACCACTAATGCCGAAGCCGTTTACCCGCGTGTGGGTGAAGACTGACACCGGGCGACAGGTGGCGGCATATCTCAATGATGCTGGTGAATGGGTAATTCTTTGCCCGCGCGTGGCGAAAACTCATCCGAAAATTGTTAAATGGAGTCATGGCTATGAGTAAGATCGCGCGATTCAGTTACAAGGCATTAGCCACCATTTACCCCGTAACGCATGACGACTGGACAAACGCCGACGTATACGGCGATCCATACCTGATTAACTGCGCATGGGAGCGCACCGACGGCACTGCTACAGACACAAACGGCAATGAGGTTAGCAATACGATAACCGTATTTACCGAACTGCTTCACAACATGCAGCCAGTGCAGCGCCCGGAAAGGGGCTGGATGGTTGCTACTGGCGACACTACTGATATTCCAGACCCACTGGCGGCTGGGGCCAACGTTATAACCGGAATCGTTGAATGGGATATGAGCATGTTCAACGACACGCCGGATTATAAGATCGTTACAGGGGGTTAATTATGCCGATTAAAGGCGTTAAGCGCGTAAGGGAGCGATTGAAACAGGAATTAAAGGAAATAGCCGACAAGAAGACGCATGAGGTTTTATGGCGCGTAGGTATGCTGGCTGGTGGCTTTGCTGCGAATATGACGCCAGTCGATACGGGTTTTTTAATTAACAGCCAGTTTCAGTATATAGGGAACACGGCTGACGGTATGCAATTACGCCTTGGATATACGGCCCGCTATGCTGAATGGGTGCACAATATGCCAGGTAAATTAAAAGGACAGCCGCGCGAACATTTCGGGAAAACAAATAACCTTTCAGATTTCGGGCCGAAACAGGTAATTGAGTTTGGCGGCGGTACTGGTAAGGGTAATTATTGGGACCCAAACGGTGAGCCGGAATTCTTGCTCAATGCGTTCGAAGATCCAAACAACGCTGATGATATTTACAAAGAAATTGTAGAAGGTTACAAGGTATGAAACGCAGCGAAGTATACGACGAAATAAGGGATTGGATTAAATCCCACGGATACGATGAAGGCTATATTTTGCAGGCCCGTTTCTGGAATGAGCGAAGCAATTCGAATAACGACAGATACATCGTGATCCAGCAAAACGGCGGCGCGGCTGGAGAAGAAGCAATTACCCGTGACTATTTCCGCATTCTGGTTATTTCAGCGCGTAATGATGCAAATATCAGTGAAGTGGAAGACCTTGCCGACGCCATCCGTCAAAGTATGTTAACAGAATATAAAACTGATAAAATTACACACATGAAGCCAGTTGGCGCTATTCCTGCGATGCAAACGAGAGAAGGGCGCTTTATTTTTACCGTAGCTTTTCAAACCATCATATCTAGATAAGAGGTAATTAAACATGTCTCAGACTTGCGAAAAAGGCGCATTTTTGGGCCGCGACGTGGCTGTATTCTTCGCTATCGCTTGTCCTAACGCGAAGCCAGAAGATGGAGAATACAATGCGTTAGGCATGATGCGCGGCAAAACGCTTTCCGTTGAATGGGAAACGGCAGACGCCACCGCTGATAAATCAGCAAACTACACTAAGGAATCAATGGTAACTTACAAATCCGTTTCTTTCTCCGGCGACGGCGTATCCCGTACTGAAGAAATCCACAACCAGAAGACGTTGAAACGTCATACCATTAACCCTGGTGAAACTACTGGTAATCAACCTTATGTATGGTTGAAAATCGTTTCTCCTGTAGATGTGACCGAGGGGCCGTTCCTTTGCACCTCCTTTAAAGAAGAAGATCCACACGATGATGTTTCCACCTGGTCAATCGAGTGTGAAAGCGCTGGACAGGTAAGTGTGGAAGATATTCCAGAAGCATAACAAATAACATTAACAATCGGGGCCATCTGGCCCCTTTCTTTTAGGGTGACAGTTATGATCCATGTTCGAACAGGACAATTTGCAGCCGTGGTAGACGGCAGGCGGTACGTATTTAATCCCTGCTTCGCCGCGATGGCTAAGATCGGCAGTGACACCGAACTGGTGGAATACTTCGCAATCATCCACGGTGGCAAATATCCATCACGATTACCAGCAGATCCAGACTTACGCAATCGCATTCTGGCGCGCTGTTATGGTGAGATAGTGCAAACGTCCATGCACATCCTGAAATGTTGCGCAGAAGACGAAACAGGGCCATTGCTGGGCGAATGCAGATTCACTTCCTCCGGCAAGTTGAGACTAAAACCCGGATTGATGCCAACAGAGGATGTAATCACGCTGGCACAGCATTGCATGTACCACGGTTTAATCGGTGACGGGCCGGAAGAATACGACGGTGAGATCCGGGAAGGTGAATATAAGCCGACATTTGATGTTCTTGAATTCGTTTACTCTGCCGTTGCTCACCTTGGATTGTCAGAATCAGAAGCGTGGAACATGACAATGACCGGATACAGGGCCGCTGTACGTGCTAAAACGCCTCCAGACGAAAGAAACGAAAGAAGTAAGCCAAACGTTCACATAAATAAACGTGCTTATGACGAGCAAATGGAGGCCGCTAAAAAGGCGCTGGAAAGAATGAAAAATCGCAAGCAAGAAAAAGCCCGGTAGATCCGGGCGTTCTCTTTTATTTGTATGCTGAAAACCTGCATCTTGCTTCTTCTAAATCGCTTACTGTATACACGTTCTCAAAAACATACGTCGCAACCTGTACTTTTTGCACGTCCGTAGCGTTAGGGAATTCCATGCTGGCGAACGTTAAAGCGTCGACGTAGTGTTTAAACATTTTCTTGTTTACGCATAGCGCGTAAATCAATACAGCAGGCCAAAAAATCAGAGCGCCAATAAAAGCCATAAGCATGTTTAAGTGTTTTTTACCAGCTACGACCATAGTCACAACGAATCCAATGAAGCCAATTATTAGTTCCATGATGCGCCTCCTTATTTGCATTCGCCTTTTATTGTCAGTGCCAGCACGAATACAGCCATTACATTAAAAGCTACCCATGCTGACATATACACGTCTATGATGCTTTTGATAATATCCATGTTACGCCCCCGCCTCAATTCTGTTATGAATTGCGAATCCTTTAACTTCGCCGTCATGAATCACTTTTAATTGTTCAGGATCTTTTAATCCTTCAACTATTTCTTTGTATTTTTCGTGTAGTCTATATTCTTCAACAATTTTTTTATCAAGAAATGGCACTACTGCTTTATATTCACATGCTGCGTTATATACGATCTCAACATAACCCATGCTGTCACCATACTTGATGTCGTACAATTCAGCGGCAACCGCGCATTCATGTTTTGCTTTATCAACTTTGTTTTCTGCGTTAGCACCAAATGCAAATGCTGCAATCATCGCCGCCATCACTGCTTTTGCTAACCGTTTCATAAACCACCTCGCTTAATTTTTGTTTTTAAGTGCTTTTAACATTTCTTCGATGAAATCAGCATAGCGTTCATATTCGTTGGGGCGGTAGTTTACGTTTTTCATTTTCTTATCCTCTTTTGCTTCCTCCGGTTTATCCGGCCTTTTAAAATCCTTTTCCTGCTTCCTTAGTTTTAGGGGATTTCGCCTCCCTCGTTCCTTCGGTTAGCTGGGCTTCAAGTCTCAATCCTTTATATCCTTCGACCTTCTTTTCCCTCTCTCATCCTTCACCTTCTTTATACAAAATGGAGTCGTTGAAGTGAAGCCATTTTGTATAAAATAGAGACGTAGATCACATTTTGTATGAGGTTAAATCATGGCTACCAGTTTAGGTACAATTTATTACGAAGTTGACGCCAAAACGGGGCAACTTCTTGTCGTGCAGCGGCAAGCAGATCAAACGTTTGACACCATCGAGCGCGGCGCAAAACGTGCCGATCGCCAGGTGAATACACTTAAAACGTCAATCAAAACACTGACCAGGGCAATCCACCTGCTACTTGCTGCCGAGGCTGTGCGCCAGTTTATTGATATGGCGGAACAGGCAAAACAGTTACGCGTAAAAATCAAAATGCTGACAGGTGATGCCGAGTCTGCCGGACGGGTTTTCGATGGTCTGAAAGCAATATCCAGGGAGACAGGTCAGAGCCTGAAAGATACTGGCGAATTATGGCAAGGACTGGCTATCTCACTCAAGAACACCTCCGCCACGGAAGGGCAACTGCTTAACCTGGTTGGCACTATTCAGAAAATGGGTGCGCTAGGAGGTGCGTCAGCGGAACAAATGTCTAACTCAATGCGCCAGTTCCGCCAGGCTATCGACGGCGGCGTATTGCGTGCTGAAGAATTCAACAGCCTACTTGAAAACACTCCCACCATCGTACAGACAATGGCCCGCCAGATGGGGTTATCAATGGGCCAGTTCCGCGCTGAAATGCTGGACGGCAAGATCACGGCTGAAAGGATGGTCAACGCAATCCAGGCGGCTACGCAGGAAACAAACGATAAGTTTGCTCAGTTGCCGCGCACATCCGGCATGGCTATCAACGAACTAAAAGTCGAAGTGATGGGCCTGGTTGAGCAACTGGACGATCTTTTCGGTGTATCAGATGGCGTGGTATCAGCTATCGACTTAATCACGAAGGTCGTTAAAGGGTTAGGTGAGGGCGCTAAATTCGCTAAAACCTGCTTCGACACACTCAAAACGGCTGGTAGCGAATTTATCGACATGTTTGATGATGTTGCTGTTAAAGCTGGTGAGGTGGCGGAGAAGATCATCGCAATGGTGACGCCAATCAAGGCGCTAATGGATGCATATAAATGGATGAAGGAGGTAGTAGGAGAGCAAACCGACGAATATAACAGCAACTACGAGAAGAAATACGGGAAGACCGTTGGCAAGGTCATGCAACTACAGGATGATCTGACAGCAGCAATCCAGGCTACAGAAGAAGCAAGGAAAAATGAACAGAATGCTGCCAATGACGGAGCGATTACCGGATTCGACAAGCCAGTTGATAAGCCGAAAAAGCAGAAAAAAGAGAAGAAATCGGAAGCCGATCGTCTTGGTGACAGGGGTATAAGCGTTTCTGACCAGTACAATAAAGACGCAGCAGCTATGCGCAAAGCGTTAGAGAACGGCAAGGCTATTGATGCTGCATTCGCTCAGGGGAAAATAACACTCCTTGAGTACCGCGCAGCGCAAAAGGGGATCGGCAAGGAACTGAAGGAAGAATTAGCGCAGATCCCTGCAGATGAATTACGTGATAAATGGGCGCAAATAGTAAGCCCGATGGATCAGCTTAAAGGCGAGGTTGACCCTATTCAGCAGGCGCAAAATGAATGGGCCGTCCGTAAGCAAATGTTGTTAGATCTGAACGCATCAGAGGCGCAAATCAGGGCCGAGCAACTCCAGCATGAAAGGACCATCACCAGCCTTAAATGGGAACAATGGCAGGCGCAAAGCGATACAAACGGCCTGATCGGTGATTGCGTTAACGGCCTTAAAGGCGGTATGAGCAATGCGCTCGTCGGCCTGCTTAACGGTACTCAATCATTGAGCGATGTTTTTGCTAACTTAGGGAGCAATATACTAGGGAACATCGGTAGCAGACTTTCTGACATAGCCGCCGACTGGATAGCAGATCAAATCATGATGGAGACGCAAAGCAAGGCCACGCAAGCCAGTACAACGGCAAGCGCGGTAGCCGCTCAGGGAAGCATAGCGGCGGCGGCGGCCCCGGCGGCGGCAGCGACAGCGGCATCAACTGGCGGTAGCTGGGCGGCGGCTGGTTCTGCGGCGCTAACTGCAATCATGTCGCTGGCAACATCCATTTTCGGCGGCAGGCGCTTTAATGGTGGTAGTGTCATTGGCGGCAATTTGTACCGTGTCGGGGAAAATAACAGAATGGAGCTATTCCAGACGCCTAACGGCAACCAATATATGATCCCTGGCGAGAATGGCAGAATCATCCCTGGCCGTGACATTGGCGGCGGTGGCGGTATTAGTATGCCTGTCAGTATCAGCATTCAGACCACAAACGGATTTAGCGAAGAAGACAGCCGCAGACTTGAATCAACAATGGAACGTGTAGCCATGAAAATGATAACAAGGGAGTCGCAAAGACCAGGCGGTATATTGCAGCCGCGCCGCAAATAAACAAAACCCCGGTACAATGCCGGGGTTATCTTTTATTCATTATCAAAACTTGTATATCCTCTCTCAATTTTCCCGCCTCTTACGCTTTTGGCGAATACTGCGTCAGTGTATTTGAAAAACGGTTCTGTGTATGTATCGCCTTTCGTGTCCATCCATTTTACGATCCAGGCCATGCGTTTGACGTTGCTTTTATTTGCAGTGACTTTCATTTTATTTTCCTCCGCAAATTACAATCTTCCGTTTCTTGCTATGTAGCTGCGAGCAAACATCACTTGCCAGATGTTCCATATTTCACGCCAGGTGAATTTATCGTCATTCATACCTACCTCACTTATGCGCACCTTTGACGCCGCAGTGCCTGTTATATTCAAGATGATCGATGATTAACCATACCTTGAGGTCTTCACTGAACAGCCGCCAATCAGGGTTGATGTCAAATTTGAAACCGTATCCGTCGCGTAACTTTTTGGGGTACGCTTCTTTCTTCAGAAACGCTTTGAGCAATTCCTTACCTTTCTTGATGATCCGGTCCTGTGCGTTTTTCTGTGCTTTCAGGTTTTTGTCAATCGCTACCAGTTTCATAACATCCCCCTTTGCGTAACGTCTTTCTCATTTGCTTTCTGTATACAATATGGAGTTCATAAAGTGAAGCCATTTTGAAAACTGGTTATAATTCCTGTGATGAATGTCTCATTTTTCGCGTAGAATCGCGTAAAGATATATACAAAATGTAACTTATAGGGGGTTTTATGCCTGAAGTGTTCCGATGGACACCACAAAGAAGCTACAGCGTAAACAGTGAGCCTAACGTGTCTGTCATTAAACTGGGTGATGGGTATGAACAGAGGCAGACAAAAGGGATTAACCCTTTACTTGATAGCTATACGCTGGTCTTTAAGGGTACGAGCGCAGGATGCGGTGACGCCGGAAACGTAGCGCTACAGGTTGACGCATTTTTAAGAGCACGTTGCGCGGTCGAGGCGTTTTACTGGACTCCATCAACGGATGGAGTTCAAAGGCTTTTTGTATGCCGAAAGTGGAGCATGACGAAAGACGGCCCGGTATGCACGCTGAATGCAACGTTTGAACAAGTTGTCAATTAATGGAGGTGTCAATATGTATGCTATTTGTGTAGTTGACCGCACTGGCGCTTTTACATTGTTTGACGACTACGAGATCAACGACCTTACTGTAAAAGCTGATAATGGTGAGACCTGGTATCTTCATGACGTTGGTGACGGGTATGTTGGGTGCAGGTCGAGAGAAGGCAAGGAAGTTTTATTCTTACTTGATGGCGTATAAACACGACCCCGCGCGAAGCGGGGTTTTACATTGTTGATAGCAGAATAAACAATAATCCTATTATTATAATAATCACTTCTAATATGTAGTGATAACACATATCATAATGTTTCCCTTAAGTATGTTAACCCCTTATCAGTGACGAATGAATGATTAACCTGGTTTTCATCCGTCATGATGATGAATAACTTTTCCTGTAGGTATTTCGCTTTAGGGTACAGCGTTAAGCAGACCTTGTACAGTATCCCGCGCTCAATCAGCAAATCAATAAATTCGTGCTCATGATAACCGATGAGGCGGGCGGCCTGTTTCAACGTGTACACATAATCGCCGTGATTGCGCCGCCCCATGTTGCCGCCTTATTTATCGAATGCGCTCAGGTTATCTATGCAGAAGTCTTTCGCGGCTTTTTCGTATTCGAGTTTTGCTTTCGGGTCGTCTGCCGGGAAACCTTTTGCGTGTATTTCGCCAGGGCAAGCCTGATCCATAGAGTTAGCAAAATTAACATTGAGGTTCACATTAATATCTTTCGGGTTCATAGCATTGTCCTCGTCTTGTTCGTCGTCTGGTATTTCTATCGGGTTAACTGTAAAGTCACATGCCCTGTTCCAGCACCGGAGTATTTCAATACCTTCGACTCGCGCCTTTTCATACGTTTCGAATATCCCAAGATATTCCCATTCTTGCCTGTCAGTCCATACATCTAAACGCCATTTTCTCATTTCGCCCACCATTGAATTTAATAGGTTTAATCCGGTAGCCCATTACTCGATCATCTTTTTCTGATAGGTCTAAGGCCGTATCTAATGCGTCTCCAGGATTATCGAATTCAGCATCGACATCACGCCCATTACTCATAAATAAGGTTAGTATCCATAACTTGTCATTCATTCCGCGCCATTGTTCCATTTTGTTGACCTCCTTCCGTTTGAGTAAAATATACATATTGTAAAAACCGAGATCAATCCATTTTGGTATGATTTAGCGTGACACAGATCACAAAATGACAAGGTGAGAAAATGCGCAGTATACCTACAGAGATGATTATTGATTCCGTCGACGCCGGAGTTGGCGCGGTCATTGACTTATTCGAACTGGATTTATCGCCCATGGGTGGCGATGTTATCCGATTCCATTCCGGCGCAAACGGCTATTACGGTCCGGTTATCTGGAAGGGCGTAGCTTACAACAGCTACCCGATCGAGGCTACTGGCTTCGAAATGAAAAACGAAGGCGTTTATTCGCGTCCTCAAATGGTTGTAGCCAACATCGGCGGGCTAATTACGGGGATGAATAACGATTTCAACGACCTAAGAGGAATGAAGGTGACGCGCCGCCAGGTGGAGGTTAAATATCTGGACGCTGTTAACTTCCCTAACGGCAATCCAGATGCAGATCCATCCATTGAGGCTGTGTCGTTTTATGTCGTCGAATCAATGAGCGAAGAAACTGCGGACCAGGTGCAATACGAACTGTCAACGCCAATTGATGCTGACAAAGCCGTTATTCCTGGTCGCACCATCCTTGCTGATGTTTGCCAGTGGCAGTACAGGGGCGACGGGTGCATGTATTCTGGCGGCCCTGTAGCAACGGATAAAGATGTACCGACAAGCGATCCAACGTTAGACAAATGCAGCCACAGATTGAGTGGTTGCCGTTTGCGTTTCCCGCGTCCGGCAGCACTGCCAATCTCCTGTTTCCCTGGTTCCAGCAAGGTAGGTTAATCATGGTTATGGAAGGCAAAATGTCGCGTTATGCCGCCGCGCATCCGTTTGAGGAAGTATGCGGTCTTGTAATAGATAACGAGTATTTTTACCCGTGCGCTAACGTGTCTGAAACGCCTCACAACAGCTTTAAAATTTCGCCAGACGATTACATCAAAGCGGACGAATTGGGTGTTATAACCGCCGTTTTCCACTCCCACGTTGATGATATTCCGGTATTGTCTGCGCGGGATAGACAACAGCAGGTTATTTCCGGTCTGCCGTGGTTTTTATACTCCGGCGGCAAGATCAGAAAATTCCGTCCGGTGGCGCACCTGTTAGGCCGTAAATTTGTACACGGAACGACAGATTGTTATGCGCTTCTCCGCGACGCCTATCACCTTTGCGGCGTGGACCTGCCGGACTTCGAGCGCTTTGATGGATGGTGGCTTCGTGGCGAAAACCTGTATTTAAAAAACTTGCCATTGAACGGGTTTCATCAGGTTGATGCGCAAAGCATACAGCAAGGTGACGTAATCATCAGGCAACCGTTTAAAGGTGCTGATCCGTGTCACGCGATGATTTACCTGGGTGATAACACGGTTTTGCATCATGACCATGCCGGACTGTTAAGTCGCCGCGAGCAAATGCGGCCCGCGTATGTTCGACAGACTCATTCAATATGGAGATCTGATAAATGCTCAAATTTAGATTTACGGGCAATCTTCGAAGATATTACAGCAAAGTGTGTTTAAACGTTGAAACGCCAGCGCAAGGACTTCGCTTATTGACAGCGCAGAATCAGGAATTCAAGAAGGCGTTTTTAAATACACCTTTGCGTTTACGGATTGCCGGGAAAGATTACGACGAAAAGACCGCGCCAGCGGCTGTTAACAGCAAATATCCAGATGGAACTACGGTAATCATCGCGCCAATAGTGGAAGGTGGTATTGCAGGGATTGGCGTGGTCGGCTGGATTATGATCGGAATATCAGTTGTTAGTGTCGCATTTTCTATTTTCATGTCTCGCAACATGAAGGTGAAAACATCATCAGAAAGTGCACAGGACAATACAATCACAAATAACACCTATACCAGCGTAGAAAACAAGGTAGGCCAGGGTAGACCAGTGCCGATTCTCCTTGGCGAAATGAAAGTAGGTTCAAACGTCGGATCGTTAGGCATAGACACAACCAACAATAAAGACGCCTTAGACGTTGTAAGTTAACAGGAGAAATAACCATGAGTAGCGGCGGCGGCAAAGCAAAAACACCGACTTTGATTAATGATAACCTTTATCACAAACAGTTTTATCGTGTGCTGGATATTATTTCGGAAGGTCCGATTTATGGCCCTGTCAATACCAGTGCGCCATTAAATAGCGTAATGCTTAATGACACTCCTGTAACTGACGCTAACGGTAATACCAGTATCCCTGGTGTTAGCGTTGCGTGGCGTAATGGTACGTTAGATCAATCACCTATTAACGGCTTTAATGCCATCGAATCAACGGTAATGGTTAACGCGCAGGTGAAACACGACACGCCACTTGTAAGGACGGTATCAGATCCGAACGTGACGCGAGTCCGGTTAAATATTGGCGTGGATTCTCTGGTGGAAAGCGATAGCCAATCAAACCAGAAAGAAACATCTGTCATTATGGCGATCGACGTTAAACCGTCCTCATCTTCCACATGGTCGTCTATTAAGGCCGTGCAAATAGGCCCAGGTAAAATCAGCGGAGAATACCTTGAAGCGCATATTATTGATGCGCCAGATGAAAAGCCGTTTGATATTCGCGTTCGCCGCGTAACCGCTGATAGCACAAGTGATCTATTGCAGAATGATACGCGGTGGAGTAGCTACAGCGAAATAATCGACGATAATTTGTCTTATCCTCACACTGCTGTAGCAGGCGCGGTTATTGATCACGATCAGTACACTGACACACCTACTCGCACTTATCACCTGCGTGGGCTTATTGTTGACGTGCCTGATAACTACGACCCGGAAACGCGCACTTATTCCGGTTTATGGCTTGGTGGTTTGAAACGGGCTTACACTAATAACCCTGCGTGGATCTTCCGCTACCTGGTAAAAAATGAGCGTTTCGGCCTTGCCCGTCATGCTGGTTATATCGACGTTGACGACGGCGCATTATATACACTCTCCCAATACTGCGACCAGTTGGTCGATGATGGTTACGGTGGCCTTGAGCCGCGCGTGACGCTTAATGCGTACATAACAGAGCAAATGAGCGCACGCGATTTGCTGGACAACATCGCCGGGATGTTCCGTGGCATCGCGTTATGGGACGGGCAACGCCTTACCGTAATGATTGATGCACCGCAAGATCCAATCGCCACCATTACTAATGCAAACGTTGTTGATGGCGCGTTTACTCGTTCAAGTATCTCCCGTGCGGAATGCTACAACGCCGTGATCGTATCCTGGACTGACCCGGAAAACGGTTGGGAACAATCAAAAGAGTATGTAGCAGATGATGAGCTAATAGCCCGCGATGGCTACAACGAAACCACGATGGAGGCGTTCGGGTGCACGTCACGCGGGCAAGCGTACCGTGCTGGCAAATGGCTGATAGAAACAGCAAAACGCGAGCCGTCAAAATTCACGTTTAAAATGGCACGTGACGCAATTCACTTTACGCCAGGGGATATAATCGAGATCCTCGACAATAACCGCGCAGGCGCTCGTTTAGGCGGTCGTATTGTGGCGAACAATGGGAACGTAATAACAGTTGATAAGGTTGACAGTGAGTATATCACGGCGGGTGATACTATCAGCCTTCTCGATAGCGATGGCAAATTTAAAAAACATCAGATTACTGGTGTAAACGGAAACGAAATCACACTAGCGGCGGCCCCGGCATGGATTCGGAACGGTACTGTATTTGCTGTATCCACCGAAGCGGCAAAACCCGTTTTATGCCGGATCACCAGTGTAGCCGAAACCGAAAATAATAGCGTGTATACCATCGAAGCAGCGCAACATGACCCGAACAAACAAGCGGTAGTCGATGAAGGCGCGATATTTGAAATCAACAACGACACGCTTAATCACTTCCGTGTCCCGAACATTGAAAACCTGAAAGTGGTAAACATCGGATCTGAAACAGTTCAATGCCGAGCTACATGGGAAACACAGACAACCACGCATCGCATGACATTCGAGATCCGCATATACAATACTGATGGTGCGGTGGTTAAAAGCTACGAAACAACGAAATACAGTTATGATTTTTATGGTATTGACGCTGGCGCGTATTCGTTAGGCGTTCGCGGAAGAAACGATACTGGCATGAAAGGCGCTGAAAGCATTGTTGATCTTGTTATTGGTGCTCCAGCCGCGCCAGTTGGCGTAAATTGGGTTCCAGGCGTATTTCAGGCGACCGTGTACCCGATAAGCAAAACCACGCTTACTACCGATACGTCATATGAATTCTACTATGCAGGGGAAAATCAGATCA